TTAACTGCGATGCCGTTGTTGAAGATGTAACCCATAATGGTTACATCTTCGTTTGGTGCCTGACCATACAAGCCGTGCTTCGCTGCCAAGTTGCCGAGAAGCTTAGCAAGGGTTTCTGGTGAAAGCTCAATGACTTTGAAGTTAGTCATTGAGTATGGTGAGTGCAGGTTGTGCGCGACTTTGATGGGCATTTTCCCTCCTGGACTGAGTCATAAAATAAGGGGTCCTACGGACCCCATATTCTTGTAGCTATCGGCTACAAACGTATTTATCTCGCCATTGCTCGCGAAACTTGTACTCACTCTTGTTGAGTCGGCCACGTGGGTGCCGACCCGTTGGGAATTTCAAGCGTACGTTCCGGAGTAGACTTTGGAACACTTTATTCCACTCGGACTTGTATTTCTTGAATTGTTCTTGGCCCGTTTGGCTTTCCCAGGCTACGAACCTGTTTGCCACGGCTGCTCTTATAGCCTGACGAAGGTAGTCAGGCCCCCATGGTTGAATACCACCCTTTTGACGCTGAGTCATTTGGTAGAATCTGTTCCCGCATGGAATTGTGTAATAGTAGGTGTTTCCCTGCTTCTCAAGGTCCATATGTCTTTCACTTATTTCTGCTGCGCAGTACTTCTCGGCCTCTTCTGCAGAGAGTTCTACTACGATGACGTTGAACGTCTTCTCGTAGGTTGCTCTCATTGGTTCTCATTGGTTGTAAATAAAGAGGGGGCCCGTTTGGGCCCACACTCAGGCTGGAGGACGAGCGGCACGACCCACTCGCCCAATACGGCGTGCTACGCACGCCTAACCGTATGGATTGTCATCTATGTACACTTCTACGTACGCAGGCTCTTCTTGCTGGGTGCCTTCCACAGTTTCGTGTGGAAGCTTATTCATTGCGCTGATGAGAGTCTTTGTCTTCTCCTGTTCGTCTGCCGTGCGGTCACTCCGGATAGAGCGAACCAGCGCGGTTTCGAGCCGAGATGTGCATTCTTTGCACTCAGTGAGATGCAGATGCTTGCCGTTCTCATCGTGGACATCCCTCAGATGACCCTTGTTGCCTCGGATAATCGTTGAGAGAGCCTTGTAGCTGTCAGGTTGGGCGCGGCACCACTTCACGTACGACACTAAACGCTTCTCGTTGGTCCAGCTGCAGGCTTCTGAAGCTTCCATGCCCAAGACCTTCATGATTGCCGAGTGTCTGGAACACAGGGCCATGAAGGCGTAGTTGGGCTTGTTTGCTGTGTAGAACTTCACTCCTTCTGGAATGGACTTCTTGTCTGTTGTGTAACACTTAGGCTTACCCTGCCTACCGTAGTACCAGCAGTCCGTCAGTTCCTTCTCCCATACGGTGAGAAGCTCTTGGGGACTAAGGTTGCTGAGCGCTAGCTCCAGGTGAGCCCTGATGTTGTCAATCCTAGCCATTCTCGCTGATTCGTCGACTGGACCAGTGAGGTTTCCCTCATCCTTGGTTCCCTCGGTACGAATCCGCTTCATATCAGCGCCATAGGCAATGATGCCAGCACGGACCCGGAGGGGGTCAGGATTACTCCTGTGCGACTTCTCTGCGTATTGCTGCCACGTGATTGGTAGTGGCTTGAGCGGGGAGCCCAGGGCAGTTAGAATCTTGTGGAGGACGTCCTTGGTAGGTACTTCCTCTGACACTTTGAAGCTGTCGTGCCATTGGCGCCAGCGAATCATGGCCAGGTCGTGGGCCACGTGGACCCAGTTACTGAACTCACCATCCTGTTTCTCGCGCCAGGACTTCCAGTTGTCTAGAGCCACTGCCTTTCGGATAGGGTTTTCACCCTTCTTGCCGTCTCCGAGCTCGATGATGCGAGCCTGGTTACGCCAGCCAAGAGGCCAGCCGGCGATGACTTTCGTCCCGCCACCCTTGGTCTTTACGACTCTGCTGCAACCCGCACTAATGAGGGCGTTCTTGTAGACATCCTCAACTACGTCCATGTCGAAACCTGGCTCTTCCTGGAGCCAGTTGTCCGTCAGGTAGCCGCTATCCTTATTGGGACACTTCCCATCCACTCGCTCGGTGCAGAGACAGTTTGCACTGCCGTTGCACTTGTAGTGGATGTGATACTCACCATTACGATTCTTGTACCAGTTGTTAAGGTTGGAGGCCTTTAGGGGGTGTGTCATGCGGACGATGTTCTTCTGCATGTCAATGGCCTCTTGGATGAGGACACTGAAGGCACGTGCCAGTTGATAATCGCCAACGGCGAGCAGAGCTGCACGCCAGATAGTGATGCGACCAACTGGCCCCATTGGGTTCTTTCGTAAATATTCCTTGCCCTTTGGCTCCCTGGCTAGGTGAACGAGCTTCTCAGACGTGGGCTCGATGTGGTAGACACCGTTGTCGATCTTATGATTGAACAACTCGATGACTCGTGGGTCATCGGAGATACCTACTTCATCTCCGTCGTCGTCACCCTGCTGACATGTCGTGATGTCATGCGGGTTCATGTATATGAGGTTGCGAACAACCTTATCATCCACGCGGTGATGACGCTTGCCACCAACGACCTCGAGAACCAGCAAGGACTGGGCGAGAACGGTGGGGAAACGCCAGCATGCGAGCTTGGTGCCGGTCTTGTAGCCAGCGATGACGCAGGTCCCTGGCTTCAGGGTTGCGTCAATCACGACCATCGGGTACTTGCCATCGATACCTGCACCATTGGCAGGACCCCACATGCGACGACTCAAGCTCTCCCGCAGCTTAGAAGCCAGCAGCGGAATGCCGAGCGGGTTGATGCCCGCTCCCTTGCCGTTTGCCAGAGCGATGAACTCTGCCAAACGACGCAGGTGAGGATCGTCACGGGTGGCACGACCGAGCAGGCCTTGTGGGCCAAGCTCACCAATGGCATTGACTGACTCAGCAGTCAGACTTGCGATGAGTTTAGCCACACGAAGCTTATCGCGGATGTACTTGGCACTGCCCTTTCCCTTCTCATAGTGAGCAGGGTTAGGGCCAATGTTCTCCAAGGTCTCGAAGCAGCCCGAGACTTTACCGATCGTGGTCTTGGCCTTCATGATGCCGATGTGAACACCGTCAAGCATGAATGCGCCGGCCAGCAGTCCGCGAGGATCAAGTTTGGCAAGCGTCTTGTGGGCAGCCTTCTTGGCGCCCTTGACCTGCAGATGGTCGAATTGGATGGCCGCAGTGTCTTCACCGCAGTCATTCATACTCTCCATTGGGTATATGATACCCTTGAAGAAGTGACCGGTGATGGGGTTGACGGCAGTGTACTGCAGTCCGACAGGACCGTACTCTGCCATGAGGTCAGCCATGTCCTCGTGGTGAGGATCATACCACCCACTACCATCAGCCTGCATGGACTTGCCACGCACATGCAGTTCGCCGACGCGGACGCGCTGCGCAGCCAAGAAGCCGCCGGGGATGAGTGGAGCACGCATCCGACGATGATAGCTGCTTCGATCAATTGCGGTAGGAAGGCAACGTTCGAAGATGTCCCACAGTTCGGTGATCTTCGAGTTCCATAGGGTCTTGAGCTGGTATAGCTCGTAACCACAGGTGCCGAAGTTCTCAGCTTCACTAATAGGAACATCATGCTGTCTGGTAGTTTCTTTACCCTTCTCGTTCTTGACGAAGGGGAGGCGATTAAGTAAATTCAGAACCACAGGCTCTTCTTGAGAGACACCCTCGTAGTTGAGGATTTCTGCCATGAGGCCCATGCAGGCCATGGCAGTATCGAAGGAGAATCGCACGGTGCCATCACGACGACTACTCGCCTTGATCTCCGAAGCGTCAGCGTATGCGGCGCGACGTGCAACACGCCGCACCTCCTTGGCCCACCTCTTCTCCAGCTTCTCGGCCTTCCGCTGCTCCCACAGATCGCTTACGTGATTAAGGATGAGCTTACCCATGGGGTCATGCTCGAGAGCCTCTACTTCAAAGTCCTCTCCTAGCGCTGCGCAGTATGTCCTGACACTTGGTGCCAGGTCGAAGCCAACCATGATGCCCCATACGAGGTCCATGTGGTTGCTGATGATGTTGTTCTTGGCGAACGCGTTATAGCGCTCTTCGTTGGTTGGTCTGTCCATGAATTATGCCCTCCAGCATGTTGGACGTTAGTGCGCGAAATCCTTGAAGAAGGCGAGCTGCGCGAGCCACGCCCCTCCTGATGGTTGGTCCTCTAGTCATCTCGGACAGCGGAGTCCCGGACCATCAGGTCCAAAGCGGAGTACCATAAAAGAGAGGGGAGCCCGAAGGCCCCCGCTCAATGTTATCTCAGTACTTGCAATGCCAGTCACTGTCGCCATAGCTGTATACGCTGATCAAGCTGCGGCCACGGACGATGGTGCAGTAGAAGCTGATCTCCATCCCAGCTGCCCATGGCATGAACTGCTGCTTGATGTGCTTCATCAGCGGATTGACGTACGTAATGACTTGCTGGTCCAAAGTGACGCCTTCCAGCTGAGCCATGAACTCTGCCTTTGTGCCCTTGAACGCACGCCACTGATTGGTGATCTCTGCACCGAGGCGATCTGTTGTACTGTTACGCATAATGTCCTCCAGGACATGGCAGGAATTGCCATAAAAGAGAAGGGCACCTTCTAGTGCCCTTCCAATGCTATCTCTTGAAGATGATTGAGTTCAGCTTTCCGTAGAAGTGCGGGAACATCTCCCGAACCTCTTTGTAAGCTTCCTTCCAGCTCGTAGCTTTCAGGTCAGTCTCTTCGTCGTACTGATTCACGACGTAGAACATTCTACCTCCCTCATGTCCTCGCAGAAGCCTTTGAGGTCATTGAAGTGTGTGCGAGTACACCAGATGATCAGCTCATCCCAGGTGTAGGTCCCACGCCCATTGAATGTATCGTTAATGTGTCCGCGCACATCCTTGTACATACTTGTGGATGTAGGAGCCTTCCTCTTGGCGGCCCTCTTACTACGAACGAAGTGATCCTTCGCATCACAGTAGAGGCCCCATCCCTTAAGTGTGCACCACTGCTCACACCTGCAGTGCGAACAGTACTCGCGGACATGTCTTGTACTCACGAATCCTTCTTGTCCCCCAGGTGGATCTCATATGCCTTGTAGAAGCATATGAGCCAACCCAGGAGACTGATGATGACGATGCCGGGGATAACATAGACAGGAGCCCACATTATCCCCAACAGCTTGAAGAACCTGGGGAGAGGTCCTTCATCGCCGAAGACCCATCGTACTGCCCTCCACACCCAGTACCAGCCTGTAAGTGCGATGAGCACAGGCCAGTAGAACAGGGAGCCGAAGAGCAGTGCTGGGTTGGGCTTGATCATGTCCACCACGAACATCCAGACAGTCAACTGAACGTCGACCATCATAGGGGTGAATGCAGGCATGAACAGCAGACACCCTGCGGCAAACCACAGGACAGACCTGCTGTTCCTCACTACATCACCTCACTGAGCCAGAGGGCGAGCTTCCAGAAGTAGCCGAAGTACAGGCCGTCATCAGTGGGAATCCCGACGAACAGGAAGAAGAATGCCCCAACAGCGAGGGTTGTAGCGATATCGGTCTTGGTCATAATGTCCTCCAGGACATGGCTTGATTGCCATAAAAGAGAAGGGTGGCTTGCACCACCCTTCAACTGCCTACCGTTCAAGCCAAACGATCTCCACGTTGGCTTCGCAGCCTTGAAGCAGAACGTTTCCGTTCTCACCCTCCCACCAGCCTCCTATCGGCTCTCGAAGTCCGTTGCTGGTCCAGTGGGTAGCACTTATGATTAGCGTGCTATCGTAGCTTAAGTCTATCAAATCACACTGAGTGCTTAGCACTTCGACCTGGACTCTGGATTCGTCGACTTCCTTAAACGAGTCTTCATATTTGCCATAGGTTGCATCGCCGCAACCAGTGAGGGCTAGGGCGAGGGTAATGTTCTTTGTCATGTTGATCTCCTTGATCATGGCGTAAGTGCCATAAAAGAGAAGGTAGCCTCCAGCGGGCTACCTTCTCAAGGCTTAGAACGTAATGTCACCTTCTATCACCATCCTACACATGCAATCTTCTAAATGTCTTATGCACCCACAGCTCTTCTGCCCAAAGGGCACAAAGCCTACGATCGCGTTGGGAATAAGCCCACCACGCTCACGCCACATGCGGATGTGCAGGTCAGCACGATCTTGCTTGAAGACTTCAGCCTTGTTCCAGGCCCGATTGCACTCCGCGCATTCGCCGCAGGCACGCTCGCAGTTTGAGTCGTAGGCTGCACGCCTGTCTACGATCTTGACTGTGTTGTTCCGAAGAGATCCGGCTGTGCGCCAAGGCAGTGTGTTGTTGGTTGTCATAATGCCCTCCAAGGCATGGACTTGAGTGTCCATAGAAAAAGGGCACCTCCTGTGGGTGCCCTTTCAATGTTCAGCTACTAGCCGAGGTGCATGTTGATGTACACGTGCGATGCCTGCACCTTGCAGTACCAGTTGTTGGCATCAGCAGCCTTCTGGAACACGCCTTCCAGGGTTTTCTTGCTCTTGGTGCTGAAGTTGGCGAACCGGATCTTGAAGCGACCCTTTCCCATGTCTTCGAAGTGGATGCCCTTGTAGCGGTTGTTGGCACGCAGCCAGGTCTTCTGCTTGGCCGAGAGCTGGGCGTTGTAAGCTTTGCTCAACATCTGCCGAGGGGTGAGGGTCTCCGCCACAGGGGTCTCCACGTCCTGAGCGTTGACGTGCTCGTTCTGCCAGGTAGCGATCTGTAGCAGCATGCCCTTGGACAGGTTTGGGAAGTCCTCAGCCGTGATTGTCTTGTCAGCGAATGCCTTGTCCATCTTGGTAGTGATCTCGAAGCTTATGCCCATGTAGGACAGGGTGGCGGTCTTGGTGGTCTTGGTCTCGATCATGGTGCTCTCCTGAGCGTTGTTGTTGTCAGTGATATGCAGCTCTGCGACTGCATGGTTGTTGCCTGCGAACAGGCGGCTGTAGGACCCCTCAGTCAGCATATCCTTGATGATGTCCTCAGGGGCTTCGCTGTCCTTCATGCTAGACATCAACTCCCTGTCTGCATCGTCGGTGATGAGGGCGAGAACGGCGTCGGTCATGGTGATGGTGCGCATTGTGCTTCCTTTGGTATGGCCCGAACATGCGAAATGCATATCCTTGTGAGGCCATAAAAGAAAGGTAGCCTCCAGTGGGCTGCCTTTCAAATGCCCTTACGCTTGGCGCCTGTACTGCTCGACGCCCTCATCTTCACTCACGTCAGCATAGAAGTCAAAGTCAAAGTCGAAGTTGTTCTGCTTCAGCTCGGCGATCTCCTGCTCCAGCTTGGCTATACGAGCAGGTGCTTCTACCAGAGCCTTGACGAACTTGACCGCAGACAGGATCTTCCGACTCACTGTCCACACTACCATGTCCATGTTCTGCTCGAGCGTGATCTCCTGCTCTTCTACCTGAGCGTCTTCCTCAGCCATGTACTCCTCATCAGAGTACACGGGCTCATCCACCAGGGTCAGATAGGCGGTCTCTACTACCACCACCGAGGCATCTTCCATGTCCATGTACTCCTCAGCGCTGATGCTCTCCAGGCCTATGCAGGCGATGACCTCTTCCTCACAGACCTCTTCCTCAGAGGGGGCCTTGTACTGTGCCGTCTTCTGTGCGTGCATGATCTTCTCTGCGATGCCTGCACACACAAGCGCTACTAGGGTAGCTAGCATGAATGCGATACCTGTGTTCAGGTATGTGGTGAATGTACTGACGATCTCGATGATTGTGTTGCTGGTCATGGTGTCCTCCAGGACATCTATGTGCTTAAGTGCACGGGTTGTACAGTGTGTACATGTGGGCATCTCACCCCACAGCGAGCACGTATAGGACGTACTGTTATCCTTGCATGTTACCTAGTAGCAGTGCCATCTCAGTGTAGGCATGCCTACCTACCTGAGCCCATGTCCTACTAGGTCGTACCTGTGTACTAGCGCTTGTACGAGCGCTATCGTCCCTGCTTTCAGGTGCAGATTACCTACCACTTCCTTATAGTGGCCTAAGCAGTTGCATCCGGCCACTATACGCATGCACTAGGCATACGTACAGCTCCAGTCCTGGGTGAGCAACACACCAGAGGTATCCGTGGGCAGTCCCCACCTTCCCTCATACATCCCCTGTCCTAGTAGGGGCTACACTATCCTGCATCCTAGTCGCAGGCTGACTAACGTACATCGGTGGTACTGTCACCTCCCGCATCCTAGTGGCGGGCTCACTAACTCCTTCCTTGCAGGAGCATAAGCAGGTATGTATTGCCAGGCACATGCAGATGTCTTACATCTTGCGGTTGTGCCCTTTGTGAGTATCCCCATACCGGGTCATTGTTGTGTAGGGAGAGAGCTTACTGCTGGTTGCCTACACACCACACAGTAATCAGGACTTAAGGCTTCTCAGCCGACGCTCACCACATGTACTCACAGTACACATGGCTTCAGCACGCCATAAAAAGGAGGGGAGAGCTTGCGCTCTCCCATACCCGACTTACATGTCGAATATATCTCCCCGCTCTGGATCACACATGTGTCCCTCCGGTATGTACACATGGGCAACATTGCCCACGTGCGTAAAAAAGAAGGAAATGGTCTCATACTTAGACCGGGGTGGGCTCCGAACACAAAGGGACCCTACCTACACTGCCTTAAATAAACCAGGTACTGCAGTCCTGTATGTGTTTTTACTCTTCCATTCCCAAAATTTTCATTTCACTCAATTCTTTTCCTGTATTTGAAATTTTCATTTCATTTGGTTGCCCTGTACACGTAGGCGTTTATACTACCAGTATGCAGCATAACCGTATGTACGAATTATCCAATCTACTTCATGGACTTCACCGCCGCTACGGCCATGATGTTTTCATGAGTTTCCACAGTTATAGGTATAAGTTTTTCGTTGACAGTAGCCCCCGAGGGCGTCACTGCCGATACGGTAAAGCCTGTATTAAGTTATACTACGTAGATAACGAGCAACAGGAATTACTTAAATTTCTCAAGACTCTTGAGCCCGTTCCACCCAAACTTTCCCAAATTTTAAAATTACTCAATGAAACTTAAAATCATTAGCGATGGGACTGCCAATGGCACCAAGGTCATCAACGCCAGTACCGGCGAGCCTATTCTGGGCGTACAGATGATTAACTTCATGGCCACTACAGACGGCGAGTGCGAAGCACTTCTCAGTGTAGTTGGCGTACAGTGCGAGATCGTATGCAGCGCCCGCAGCACACTACTACAAGACTTCAATCCCTATGAAGCAGAGGACCTACTTGATGAAAATTCCAGCAACTGAAATCCAAGCCCTTGAATTTGAGGCACAAGGCCAACCAGTCAACCCTACACTTAGTTACAATAAAGGCTGGTTCTGGGAGACTGAAGATACTATTTGGCCAGCTACTGATGCCCAGGCAGCAGACGCGCTGCTAGAGCGCGTACTTGTCCTTCAGAGCGAACAGATGGATTTACGCCATCGTGCCCAGCTAGGCGATGCACTCCAGCAGGCTCTGCAGACTCAGGAACTGTTTGACGCCAGCTCTCACCTAAAGGCTGGTGATGTTTCCGATTTTGGAATTGAGGCACCTACTGTGGAGTTGAGCCTAAGATGAGCAAGAAGCAGGAAATACAGGAGAAGCAGCAAGCATTACTTCAGGGGCTTCAGGAAGAGGAAAGCGCCTATATGGATTTCCTGCAGCGTATGGCTCCGGAAAAACGTCAGCGCATTACCAACTCTCTCAATCGTATGCGCCATGGCCTGCACACAGTTGCTCCACTCACGTGCCAGGGGCCTTCGCGCTGTCCGTTTGTAAACCACTGCCCTATTCCGGATGTAAAACAGAAACAAAAACGAGACTATGGTCCCGACAGCAATTACCCCATGATGATGCCTTGTGTGCTTGAGACCATGTACCAGCGACAAAAAATTATAGAGTATTGCCAACACCTAGAAGTTGATCCTGCCAACCCTGTTGAATTAGCCTTAGTTAACGAATTGGCTATCATCGACATGTATAAAAACAGAGCACTTATGATAACTAGCGAAGGTGACCGTGATGGCGAAGGGCGTGACTTTCTTCGTCAAGATAAAGACGTCAAGGAAGCTGGGGACGCTACATACGAGGTGTTCAGCACACAACTTCACCCTGTTTTTGAAGTGCTTGATAGACTTGAGCGCAGGCGCGAACGACTTCTTGAGCGCCTTATGGAAACACGTGCTGCTAAAGCCAAACACGAATTTCAGACTGGTGGACAGCGCGAAGACAGCAACGTCCTAAAAGAGATTTTAGCTGTCCGTAAATATCTTGAAGAAGCGGCTCGGTCTAGCCTAACTGGTGTTCCTGATGAAGATCGGGCTATTATGTTAGACGACTAACAGGTTGCTTACTGTTCACGAGGAGCCGTATGGCTCCTTTCTTTGTATATGGGATTTGACTAGGAGTACAGGTGTCTGAATTACTTCGTCGTGCAATTATTCTTGACACTGAGACCCTTGGTCTCGAACGTGGTGCCGGCATGCATGAGCTGGCTTTTATGGATGTGCAGTCGCGCAACTTGCAAAGTTTTGTACTGAACCCAAATGCAGTAACCATCCAGACTATGCCACAAGAGCATACCAAGCTGGCAAGTACATCGGCTGACCAATACACTGCACACAAGTACAGTAACTGGATGCACGCACTTCATGCTCAAGTCGAGAGGCAAGCAGGAGCACCAGTTCCTCGTGGACAGACAATGGCGCTATTGCGTGAGCAGCAGCCATGGCTTGCAAGTATGATTCAGCACTACCCGCACTTACTAGGAGCGTCATCAACCGAGATAAATGCTCAAAACGCTGCTCGTACTACCAGGTTTGAAAAACTTGGCATAAAAGCCAACCTGGGGAAACAGGTTGGTGTTGAAGATGCTCTTGGAACTCTCAAGCAGGTAATGAGTGGCAAGACCGTTTGGATTGCCAATGCTGTTTTTGAAAGCAAGCAAGTTGGCGCACAGCTTGGGGCGCTGGGTCCCGAAGCTGCTGAGCAGTTCAAGTCCGGATTAGAGACATGGAATCCGCAAAGCCCCGACCCGTTCTACGTAACTGGTTCAGAAGTTACTCGTGCACGCACTCGTGCTCAAGCAAATGGAGATTGGACTGGTGTTTGGAAAGCTTACCTGCAAAACCAACCCAAGGCGGGGGAGACGGCAGTTCGTGATATTCAGGATGTGACGCGCGCACTCCATTCGTACGGAAAGAAACTTGGCTTCACAGAGAAGGACTTAAACTACCTTGGTACAGGTGTAGATATCTCTCACAGGCTCCACGCTCTTGCAGAGGGCAATACCGAGCGTATCGGAATGAGGGAAGTTCACCGTGCAGCAGAAGATGTAGCTATTCATGAAAGCTATGTTCTCGAAAGAGGGGTAAAGCTTACTAGTGCTCTTCAACACGTAGCAGAGGGTACTGAGCTAGGTAAGAGATATTTGAAAGAAGGTAGCGATGGTGTCTTAGGGCAAGTCAGTATGTATTTCCAGGCTCTGGAAGAACACTCACCGATCCTGCAGGAAGAGCAGGCTCTGAAACGACTGCAACGCGCTCAGCAGGATATCTTAAAACAAGGGTTTACTCAGCAGCGACAAGGCGGTTTGCCTTTCGCTCAAAGCCAACTTACACCCAAAGGGCAGTTTACTCAGGTTTGGCGCACAAGAAGTACGCGTACAAATTACAGTACAATGGATCAGGTCCTTGGGCACGTGCGTGCAGAGGGACGTTACGACCAGGTTGATTTAGATGCGCTTTGGCAACGCATGAGTCAGCACTCTCAGGACGAGCAAGGTCTTAATCGATATGTACACGATCGTCTTTCTCAGTTGCGCAACCAGTATTCTCAAATTCAAGTTGGCGGTGCAAGTGCACGCTTAAGCAAGGTCCTGCAGCGACCGAAGGCTGGTGTTGGCCTTGAGCTTATGGAGATGGGTGTTAGGGCCGCACGAGGGCGTGCAGGCGTATTTGCAGGCGCTGCTGCTGCATTGTCAGCTATTGGAGCGACGGCAAGCGTGTTTCAACAACAGCCTGCACGCCCAGAATCCATTCTGCATTATGGTTATGACGAATGGGTTAGCAGGCAGCAAATCGAGGGAATGTCCGAGGGAGCCGTTGCGAAACAGCAACGCCATAGCATGACTGACTTTGGTTCACCATACCGTGGACCTGTTGGGGTTCAGCAAGTTTTCATCGACCAAGAAATGCTCCGCGAGCGAGAGAAGTGGTTGCGTGTCCAGTACGGAGCACAACACTATCAAAACAAGGTGCCTTCGCTGCCTACCTGGAGTCCATTTATTGGTGGTGGCTATGATTTTGTAAAAAGTGGACAAACAGTTGCGGGTGCTGATTACGGCATGAGAGGAGATCTGAAAAAGATCAATATTAAAGATGGGAACTGGAAACTTACGGCAGACGATGCTGATACTGTAACAATTCGCAGAGGTGGGCTCACAGGTGCATTGCAAGATTTCTTTGGTTTAAATAAGTCTTATAGTTTCCGACTGGCTGGCCTTGACTCTCCGGAAGTTGCACACGGAGATAGACCGGCACAACCATTTGCCAATCAAGCAACGCAGGCTTTCCAAGCTATGCTTGCTGGCGCCAGTGATATTGATTTAATCTTCAACCCAAACGAAATAACATATGGTCGTGCACTGGGTGCTGTTTACGCTGATGGGCGAAACCTTAACTACGAACTTGTGAAAAGAGGAATAGCTAGCCATTTGCCTTTTGGAAAGGCACAATACGCAAGTATTAATTATGCTGCGCTAAAAGAAGCTGAAACAAGAGCCTATCAGACTAACAGGGGTATGTGGAGCCAGCCATGGGCTCGTAGTTTTTATGAGCATACAGCTGCTTCTGGAAACAGAGTGACATTTAACCAGTTGGCCAATCCTGAATCTGTTGTGAAGAACGCCGGAACAATGATGATGGTAAGCGCAATGAATGCTGCCCAAACATCAGGGCAGTTTACACCAGCTTCGGCTGCACTTGCTGCGGATCTAGGTAGTCGTTACAATGTGGGGGCAGACCATGTTGGCCCACAAATTATGTCGGCTGCAAGTACCCCGAGCACAAGTTATATGCAGGAACAGCTTCAAGATCTTGCTGGCTTCATCAGAACAAAAGGACGTAATGAAAACAGTAATAAACTTAGCCATAGAAACGGATACGGTCGTCTTGATGCCGTTATGGCTCTTGACACTGTTGGTACCAGCAACCAGATTCACAGCAAACGTCGATCAGCTGCTTTTAAACAGTATGGTTCGGGAAAGGCTCTTTCTAGGGCAAGAAAGGCCCGGATGGCCCTTCACCAAAGAAAAACATTACAGGCTCTAAGTAGCAGTAGCCCAATTGGCCACCATAGGATGTGAGAATGTGGGAAGGACTTAAAAATACTATCGGAAAGACCTGGAACAATCCATACGCAAGTGGGTTTCGGAATTACGCTCAGGCAGGAGGTATGCTTGCTGGAGGTTTTGAGCCTGTAAAGGGTTTACCTAATGGTGTTAGGTGGCACGGGTACAATGCACTTCTGGATGCTTCTCCTACAACAGTTATGCCAGATATTGCCCGAAGGATGTTTCCTAAAGGCGTGGGAAGACGCATGCTTGGAAGCGCAGCAGGTGGGGCTTTTAGTTTTTATAATGTTTACTCGGCCGGTCAGGAAGGTGGATGGACTGGTGCCAAGGATGCAGCGGTTTGGGAAGTGGCAACAGCTAGTGCTGTAGCACGGTTTGCATATGGGGCGTTAGGCACAAGTGGTCCTAGCGCAAACATTGGATTTATGTCTAGGATTGCTCAAACTGGAGTAAAAACTGCTGGTGCTAGGATTGCATTTGGTGGTGGGGCAGGCATAATTGGCGGCATGGCTAGGTTCGCTGGAGCTGGCATTGGAGCTTCCATTGGTCAAGCAGCTTTAGGTACTCCTGGTGCTTTTATTGGTGGTTTTATTGGAGCTGCGCCTTTGCGTTTTGCAGCTACCAATCCGCTAATTGCAGGTGGCATGGCTGCTGTTGGAGTCACGGCAGCTGCTAGTGCTGCCGTTGTTAAAGGCAGCACAGCCATTCTTCGACAAGGGTATCAGCATCGCCAACGACAGCGTGGTATTGACACCAGTGGTAGCATGGCAGCTTTTATGACTCAGAATGCGATGACTATGCGCTCCAGAGCTGTGCAAGCAATGCACAAATCACACTTAAACGCACGAAGTGCCTTAGGGCAAGAGGCAGGTTTTATGCACATGCCCAGTAAAAATTATCACAGTAGGTACAGATGAATAGATTAGGCAGGTTGATCTTCCTTCTTGACCAACTTAACGAGTTGGTCACAGAGCAAAAACCCTCTCAGCTTCTTGTAATACAAGAACCCAAAACAAACTCTATTAAAAACGGAGCTGTGAAAAATATAATGATAGAGTACACTTGTCATACGGTTTGTGAAAAGGAGGTGGAAGATGAGTAATCAAATTCAACCTGCCCAGCTTATTGCGGAGATCAAATTGTTATTACAAACAGAGCTTAGCGAAGTCAAAGACAGCATGAATGATATTCGTCTTGAGATATCTCATCTCAGGGGGGAGACTGTTATGCGTCAAGATTTTGAAAATGCTCTGGAAGCTGAGAGAAGAAAACGTGAGGCTCTGGAAGTTCGTACTGCCGATCTTGATAAACAGATGATAAGTCTGCAACAGAGTACCAAAATTTACATTGGAATTGCTTCAGCTGTTGCGTCTCTTATCGCCAGCGGGATTGCAGGATTGATTTTTAGTATGTTTTGAGGTGGCTATGCTATACGAGAGCAGACTTAGGCTTGCAACACAGCTTCTCAACGAAGCTGCCAAAGAGAAACAAGATTTAATTTTGTTTGGCTCTGGTGTTTGGTTCGATGCGCTAGACAGAGCTTTAGTCAGGGAGCTCGCGTATCATCTTGACAAGGTCTCAGTTTCCCAAACGAATCCACTTGTTCGTGTTTCGTTTGAAAATGGTGGCTCTTTGCAGTGTGTTAATTTAGAAACTGGACAAAACTTGCATGTAGTAAGTGGGTCGAAAAACAGAGTTCCTTCAAAGGCTTACCTTGTCGAAGACGCCCATGGTGTGAATGCTAAAGCTTGGAAGACACATGTGCGCCCGTTCTTGAAGCTAGGCAATTGCACAGTGGTCTATTTGGGGAACGCACAGGATGCCGAATCTAACTGAAATCAAGAAGAAACTTTATGTTAAAAATGAGTATGGGGTTGAATATCAAAATCCTGACGCTCGATTAGATATCCAAGACATAGACTGGCTATCTAACAAGTATGGAATTCGTACAGATGTCCACAGGTCTTGCATCAACTGCCAAGCAAGACAAATGATAAAGTACGCAGGAAGACGAGATGATGATGGTAACATTATCAACGAATTCAAAGTGCCCTGCAAAGGTATTGCAAAAAGCCTACCTCCTGGCAGTGCTGGCACTCTGCGAAAAATGATTGTAGAAAACAACATGGACCCAGAACGGGCCCAGTTGCTGCTTAAAAGTACCATAGACCCAGTTGCTTGGGCGACCTTGATGTTCGGTTTTGACGATGCGGACCCTACATGGAATTTGCGTTCATATCAGAAAGAACAGCTTCGGTGCACTAGTGAAAAATTAGTCATCAGGGAAGGTCGTCGTAGTGGTAAAACTTTTATTATTGCATTGAAGCTACTGTACCTGGCGTACAATCGAGAGGTACAGCGCGGCACCGATAAAAAGACTGGCGAGAAGATTATGACCGGTCCAGAGATTATGGTTGTTACTCCATTTCAGTCTCAGCTGCTTAATATTTTTGACGAGATGGAGAAACTACTTAAGCGCAAAGAAGCTTACGAATTGAGTAAACGAATCAAGACCGCGTCAGGTGGGTCTTATTATGTTAAGACCCCGTACTTTCATATGGATATGGATAATGGAGCTGTAATTAACGGCTTCGTCTCTGGTGTTGCCACCAAAGCCGATGGTTCTGGTGGTGGTACCATGCGTGGGCGTAACGCTAATATTATTTATCTTGATGAAATGGACATGATTCCGGAAGAGACTTTGAATAAAGTTGTCCTTCCTATCCTTCTGACCGATGCGCTCGGTGAAGTTATGCTTATTGCTACCAGCACTCCAATTGGTAAGCGTGCCAAATTTTACGAATGGTGTCTAGAAGATGACTCTTTTAAAGAAGATCATCTTCCTTCAACTGTCCTTCCTCAGTGGGATAAGAATAAAAAGCTTTATGAGAAAGAGGGTTCCAAAGAGGACTTTAATAAAGAGTATATGGCTCTGTTCGTTGATACCAGCTATGGTGTTTTCAAACCATCATATGTCTATGCTGCGATGAAAGATTATGATATAAAACGCTGTATTGACGAAGCATACATGCGAAAGAAACTTGGTGTACTTGATCCCGGCAAGATGTTTAAATGTATTGGAATTGACTGGAACAAAAATGCTGGCACCGAGTTCGTTGTCGTTGGGTATGATCCAATGACCCATCGGTTCATAGCTTTGGACATTGTGAATGTACAGGCAAGTGAATTTAGCAGTATGAAATGGAAAGAAGAGGTTGTTCGTTTAAATTACAAATGGAAACCCGACTACATCTATGCTGATGAAGGTTATGGGCATACGATCATTGAAGATCTCAAAGTCCTTAGCGCTCAGGTAGCTATGCAACCCAAGGTTACTCGCCGTGACGTAGAGACAGCTAAAATTAAAGATAGACTTGTGTCTTTTAACTTTAGTTCTAAAGTTGAGTTGCGCAGTCCCATTGACGGCGCAAAGATTCACAAGACAGGAAAGGAATTTTTGGTTGAGTTTGCTGTGCGCGTTATGGAAGATGGCATCTTTTGGATGCCAAGCACCGAGGACCATTTACGCAAACAGATGCTGAATTATGTTGTTTTGCGAAGGTCTCATATTACCAACAAGCCGGTGTATGGGGCTGAGTCCGATCGGGTTGGCGATCACAGACTAGATGCACTAATGCTTGCACTGGCTGGCATTCAACTTGAAAATGGTCTTTATAGTGGAAGGAACATGGCCCACAGCCGACCGAAGGCTATGAGTAGAGAATATTTAGATGAACGTGCTGCCAAGTCTGAGCGTGGTAAAGATAGTCCTGGTTCTGAAGTTCTGGGTTTAATTAAACGTCAGCAAACTACTTTTCCAGGAGCTATCGAACTCCTTCAGACAATGAGAGAGGGTGAGACTGCTGCTGATGCTGCAAAACGCAACCAGCAGCAAAAAGGTAGAGTACAGCAACGAGGTCGAGACAGAGTGGACAAAAAAGGCTTTTCTGTAGGAGAATGGCTTAAGAATAAGGCGAAGGATTATCGTGGATACGGTGATGACACTGAGCACTTGTACGAGGGAGATTCAAGTGTGAGCTCCCATGTAGTGAGTAGACGCAAAGAAAGACGACGCTCTATTCGGAGAAGGAGAAAGTAATGGCAATTAACCCAATGTTAAAAGCTGCACTTAAAGAAGGTCGCGTCATGCGCGGCATGAGAGGCGCTCAAGCTGCCAGAGGGACAGGTGTTCCTGATTACGGAATGAGAGCAGTTCCCGGAAGAGCGGCTCGTGCACCCTCTCGTCCAAGAGTTACTGGAACTCCACGAGGGATCAGTGCAGTAGCACCTAGGGGGTTGAGTGCTCGTGCGCCTGCAACCCCAAGCATAACATCTGGAGTCAACCCTGCTGCCTCTTGGAGTGCGGGGTATGGTTCTGCCGCTGCTGTCGGTGGCATGCTTGGCGCCATGACTGCTGACCCAGGTCAGCGTCTCAAAGGTGCTGCTTTGGGTGCAGGTGGAGGCATGGTGGCTGGCAAGGCTTTCAGGTCTTTTAGCAGGAAGGGTGCGAACATAAGCAATAGCGTTTATGCTGGTATTGATAGCAAGATCGGGGCTAACGCCCAATGGGGCCCAATGAGTCGAGCTTGGAACAAGCACAAGGGTGTTGTTCATAAGGGGCTTAGGGGCTTTCACAGCACTGAAGGTCGTCACAACATGTTTCGTAGCGGAGCAATGCTTGGTGGTGCTGGCTTCGGTGCCATGTTTGCAAGTAATGGACGCTCGCACAAGCGTGGATTCAATAGCCGTCGCGGCAACAGTTTTTCGAGGTAAGTATGGCATTGCGATTTTTTAACGACGATAAGGAGGCCTATGCCTCTTTAGCAATTGTTGGCACTGAGGCCAACAGGCAAGGTCCACATAGGACCTTTTCCGATGGGCGTTTAGGTGGTGCTCATGAGCAACTTGTGTACCTGCGCAATGACAATCCAAGCACATACTATACTGATCTTACGCTTTCCTATGAGCAGGATATCTACAATGATTCAGGTGAATTCGGTGATACTGGCTGGGGCATCAAGTATCTTTATGGTGAGCGCAGACCCACTGAAGCAGAATGGGATGAGATTAGATCTGGAGAGCCTTTAGTACTTCCTGATATCGGAAGCACCCTGGCTGCAGACACTTATACATTTCACCCTATCTGGATGCGAGTGTATTGTCCTGGAGGTCAGGCAGCTCAGTTACGTGAAAACCAACGTGTACGTCTTAGTTTTTATGAAAAGAAAGTTGGTGCTTGATGAGCAAGAGACTTCCAAAGGAATTAGAGCCTATTTTACAATCACTCTATCGTCCCGATTACGCCCCCGAGGATCTCAAAGTTGCCGAGGCACTTAAGCTTGATGAAGATGATTTGAAAATTGTTGAAGAGCGCATTAAAGAAGTAGAGGAGAGACTCTTTCAATCTGATGCGCCAAAACCTATCACAGCAGAAGAAGCAGCTGTTATAGAACAGAAAGTTGACGAAACCAGAGATGCTATTGCTGCTACACGCAGCAGGATTGCATCTGTTAGAGCCAGGATAGACAAGCAGGCTGCCCCAGATGGGCAGGCTGAGATTGCATTTAAGGTAGACCTGAGAAAAAAACAAGCTTTACGAAGAGCAGTCAAAGCTGTGTTCGGCATTAAGCCAAGCGCACTAACATACTCTATGTACAAGACCTGCTTGGAAGCTAAGCGTCAAATCGAAGACCAAGAAGCCAGCGACTACACGAATGGGAATTGGGGAGATGATTAATGGGGTTCTTAATTCGAGCTGCTCGTGAAGAAGATTCTTCTGATGATGGTGCTCAACTAGAGCAACAGTATCTGAAAATGTTTGCTAAGATTGGTCGTGACTTTGTACATAAAGAGGATTTTATTGCAATTCTTCAGCAAATTATGGATCTTGTGGATCCTGACGGTTTCAATCCTATCAACCTTGAAGACGATAGCGAAGCACGACAGCGAGCCAAAGAGTACAAAGCTTTTTCCGATCAAACTAAAGATGGGTCTAAGGTTTATAAAGACTTGATTAAATTAGAAGAGGATGATGACGACGATGCCTAGCTTACCAGGTCTGCCGCCCATTAACTATGACAACCCCCATCTGTATGAGCATCTAACACTCATTATTGATCAATTCGAAAAGGCTGCACTCAGGTCTACAGATCGTCAAGCAATACTAGCGACCGCACAAAGTCCATTAAATGCTATGGATCAAATCCTTAGCAGTTCTGACAAAGCACTAACTATGGGTAGAACAGCTAACGCTAAGCGTGTTTCTGCTCCTGCGAGCAATCAACGTAGTGCCAGCGGACAGGGCGGTACCGCAGACGGTTGGGAAGCTCCTGGTTTTCGACTGGAGGGTAGTGGTCTGTCTGATGATTCTAGCGATGAGCAAGAATCATGGAGTGACAGTCACAATGACCTCGCATGGATTGCTAGTGGTGAAGATCGTCCAGATCGTCCTGACACAGAGCAGGGGGAGATTCCTGATATTTCGCAACCTAGTTTTAAAGTTGGAACTGAGGGGAGTGTTGGGTTCGATGCTGACTTTAATGAACTGCTTAATGGGGATCCTGGAAATGCTCAAATAGGCGATTGGCTGAAAGACTGTCTTGGCTGTGACTTGCGCATTAACTTTGACTGGCAATTACAGCCAATTGATTTGCTCAGTCCGCTAGCAGGACTCTTGGGTGACATCAATGCAGCCTTGGATCAGTTTGAGCATTGGTTTAACCCCAATGCTCTTATGGAAAATTTGTGCGATCTCTTGAATGGGCTCAACTTCTTATGCATTCCTGATTTAATGGCCATATTGATGGCCTTGAAGATGCTTCTTAAAAGCTACTTAACTTTTCAATTGAGTATTAGGCTGGATTGGACAGTGCTTTTGGGGCCTCTACTTAAGTTGATTCTTGATGCAATTGTAACCTTACTTCAACAAATTGCCGGTATCATTGTTGCCCCGCTGGACTGCGCGTATGCTGCGTTGATCAGTATCGCCAACCTGCAAGACGAGCTTGCTAAGACAGCCGCTATGGCTGCGGCTGTAGGTGCGCGCACTGCCGATCGAGCAAAAGCAGTCAAGAGTGTAGCAACTGGTGAAGGGTTCCCAGGATTCACTGATGTCAAAACCAATACAAACAGCAGATTTAAAGACGTAAGCGTCACTTCTCTTGAAGTAGATGGTGTTGGGGAGAGTGGTATTGGCAGTGTGACTATTCCAGCACTCGCGACATCAGAGCGTGATGGCAGCGAAGCTCAGGCGGCAGAATCTAGCTTTAGCTTTCCTACTGGTTTCGAGATCACATCAAACACTAAATTGCCGGATGCACTTAAGATGCCAAACTTCCATTTGGTAAATCCATTTAGAAAAATGGCACTTTCTGTTTTGGAAGCCAAGAATTATATTATGGATCTTGTGCGAAAAATTATCATTGCCTTGCGTTCTTTAGAAGGGTTGGTTTCTGGTAGTTTAGGGTTGTCGTTAAGTAATTTGGGTTTAATTTTATTCGTCAAGGATATGATTACTCTTGTAATTATGATTATTAAGCTCTTCACACAGTATGGTGGCTCAGTTGAAGACTGGTGTGAGCATCTTGCAAATAACCCAGAGATTTTAGAAGGACTAGTGCCAGACACAAAAAGTGAATACGATAGTGACAGAGATAAGATCGTTCTTACTCGTGGGCCTGAGGTAGTAGCTGAAATCAACACTTGCGCCACCGGGCGAACAAATGCACAATCAACACTCATGAAAAAATGGATTACAGATCTTAAAAGATCAGGGAATGTTTGATGTACTCACAACTAATTGATGGGCTCCTTGGTCGCATTGACAAGAAGCCTAATGCAAAAGCTATTAGTGATGCGAAAGCAGCTATGACTCCACCTGCTCCTAAGCGTGTGACTGATCGCACCTACTCATATTCTCAGCGACATAGGGGCCAGTGGTTTAGGCCTGAGTATGATTTTGACGAAATTCAAATTGCTCAAGACACTGACTCGTATATGTTTAGGTCAATTCAGAAAAAAGTTCATCGCGTAATGTGTGCTGGCATGAGTTTTGTTGGAGCTAACGAAGACGCTGTTCGCTATATTGAACAGCGTATGCTGTTTCAAAGTATTGCGACCGGCAAACCATATCAACAACTAATTTGGGATACATTTCACGATCTCTTTAGATTTAGTAACTGCATGTGGGTAAAGAAACGTGATCTTAAACGCAGTATGGGCAAGATTAGAATTGATACTAATGGCACTGAAGTTCAACCTGTTGCTGGATACTTTATTCTCCCGTTCGAAACTTTAGAGTTTAGAACCAAGGCAAATGGTGAATTTAAGAAAGTCATGCAGAAAATGCCAGATGGAAACAAAAAGGAATTTCAACCTCGCGACGTAGTTCATTTTTATCACAACAAGAAACCGGGCTTTACTGTTGGTACTCCAGAGTTATTTCCCGCTCTTGATGACATTGCATTGTTGCGCCGCATTGAAGAGAATGTTGAAGATTTAATTGAGGCAAACCTCTTTCCTGTTTTCCACTACAAGGTTGGGAATGACGCATTTCCAGAGCGTTATGGTCCTGATGGCGTTAAAGAATCTGACATCGTGAAACAAACCATTGAATACATGCCTGCAGGTGGTATTTATGTTTCGGACCACAGGCATGAGATTACTGCTGTTGGCTCTGAAGGTCGTGCACTTCGAATTGATTTTTACGTAGGTCACTTTAAGAATCGCGCACTAGCTGCGCTGGGTACCAGTGCTGTAGACATGGGAGAAGGTGGCAGCGCCAATAGAAGCACTGCTAGCACCATGTCTAAAGGTATGATGATGGATGTTGAAGCTATGACCTGCGCAGTTAAGCAATTCCTTGAATTTCATGTTGTTACTGAATTGCTTCTTGAAGGTGGATTTAACCCCCTTGATCTAGACCAGATGGTTCATGTTAAGTTTGGCATTATCGACAAGGAAGAGCGTCGGGCTGATGAAAATCAACAGTTGCAAATGCTTCATGGCAACTTGCGCACTCTTGGTGAGGCGCGCAATGCCTTGGGCGACAGGCCATTTACCGAAGCAGATTACGAAGATACTTTTTACAAAAGGTTTGAAGAGCCTACAGCTTTAGTTAAGGCTATGAGTCCTGGTTCTGCTGCAGGGCAGACTCTCGCAAGTCATCCAGCAAGCAATGTTTCTCCAGAGGCTGTTCGCAAGGAACAGCAATATCAAGAAAAGCAAGCTAAAGAAACTTCTAAAGTTCAAAAAGGTGCGCCAAGCACTAAGTCGAAAAGCAAGAGCGCTAGCAAGGCGAGCGCTAGTAAAAGCAGACCAAGCAATCAGCATGGAACAAGATCAGCTACTAAAACTAACAGAGATGTTTTAATTGAAGATTTGAATGGAGTTGCCTATACTATTGCTTGCGGTTCTGAAGTAGACCCTGCTACAGTTCAGATATGGAAAGACAAAGTCTTGGCTCGTTATGACGAATTGAACAATGACGCAATTAATTTTGGAACATTAGCCCAAACGATGGCATGGCGCTTAACAGGAAAATAATGCATACAAAACTTACTGACATTTATGAAATTCGTCCTGGACAGCAGATTACAGATATGTCTGCTGTCCAAAAAACAGAACTGCTTGATGCTGCCACCTCTACTAAGACCGGCAAGAAAAAGGGGCTGATCATTACATTTGATCTCAGTAGCTCTTATCGTCTTACTAATAATCGTCTTTACAGTATGAAGGGACAAGTGGCTGGGCTTCCTACATGGACTGTCCCTTATCCAAAACCCATTTTGCGCAACCATGACACAAGCAGCGATCCCCTCGGTCGTATCTTTTCTGTCGAATGGGTCAGCAATGACCAAGAAGCTATGAAGTTTTTCGATAGTACTCAGGACTTCATGGCGTTTAAACGCACTCTCGACAGTGGGAATGTGCAAAAGATTTACAAGGAGATGTACAAACGCAATCTCCTTACTAACGATCGTTGGCCCGGCATGGGCAAACTGGTCGCCAAGGCTCGCATTAGTGACAATGATGCTATTGAGAAGTTCTTGGATGGTAGATATTTAACTTTTTCCGCTGGATCTCATACTGATAAATATTGTTGTGGACTTTGCGGTAGCGATTGGGCTACTGGCGATGTTTGCGACCATTTGCCCGGCTCTATTGACGACGAAGGTCGACCGGTTGTAATGTTTACTGGAGTTTTCGCTGGACGCGAAGCCTCTGTTGTAACTACGCCTGGAAATGATTTAAGTCAGTTAACAAATATGGAGTTTGGGGATTGTGTTGAGCTTGCTGCGCCTGTTAAGGACGCAGCACGTTATAGCAAATCACAAGTTACATTCACTGATGCCAGTGTAGATATAGGAGACCTTATGGCAACACAGACTATTGATCTGCAAAAAACCATCGAATCTCTAAAGTCAATGGATGCGCGCGATATTGCGCGCGGCCTTTGGAATAATACCCTTACCGCAGAGCAGAATGATGCGATTGCTGCTAAATCTCATTTTGAGACTACTTGGCTAATTCGCGTTCATGATGCACTTCATAGTGAATACGATTGGAGCATTCGCTATGGTGACGACAGTAAGATTCCAGAAGCTGTTTTTGCTTTTCATGGAGATCTTCACGATCTCTCTACTAGTAAAGGTTTCCGTGACTCTATAGTGAACGGTGCACTAGATGGTTTTGACAAAAAAGGCGAGGCTTCTGAAGAATTCAAAGCCATGCGCAGTCAAGACAACATGGAACCAGATGCTAAAGTTCAAGCACTTACTTCTGCAGAACTTATTCAGCATTTGCTTTCAGATACAGATGCTTTGACAGCTCTTAAAACCGCACTCACAAGTGATAAAGAAGAGGTTGTTGAAGAGGCTGAAGATGCAGATGTCCCAGATCCAGGAACTCAAGACGATTCTGAGGAAGCTGACAGTTTGCAACATTTCGATTGGTATTTGCTTACATTAGCTTTTGCTCATGAACTTGGCGACTTGGCATTAAGTTCTGAGGCAACCGATGCACTTGATGAAAAAGCATTTGTTGGTCCTGATCGAACATTTCCGGTTGCAGATTTAGATCATCTCACGGCAGCACGTCACGTTTTAGAACGTGCACGGCTTACTGAAGATCAAAAAACTGAATTTGAATCTGAACTTGCTAAGCGCATTGACATTTTTAGTATCAGTCAGCAGTCTGCAGAAGACTTGCAAAATGATAAACTTAAATCTGAGCTAACTGCGCTCAAAGCTGATTACTTACAGTCTCTTGAAGTTGCAAGTAATTTGCAAGCTGAAGTAGATTCGCTAAAAGAAAAGCTAACCGCACTTGACACGTCTGAAAAGATAGGTCAAGATAATACTAATAAAGCACCTTCGATAGAAGATATCAAACCTGTGGAAGATGAGAGCGCAAGCAGTTCTCAATCTATTGCAGATTCTGTCAAAACGCTTGGTGCCTACGAAAAGAAGATTGTCGCCTGTTTCAAGAAACTGCGAGACGAAGAAGGTGAACTTGCTGCAATACGCTTCCTTCATGGAAAGATTGCACGAGGACACGTTCCAAGAACCTTCGATATTACCCCACACATTCAGGAGAATGAATAATGACTGTCAATAGACATTCCGCTTCGTTCCGTACCAGAGAGGACGTGTTTGGCAGTATTACGCCAAACAATGTTGTTCAACGAGATGTCAGCGCACCATATGGTGAGTGGAAGCCTGCGGCTTGGCTCCCTATTATTTTTACTAAGACTGATATGCATGCCGGCGAAGATGGTTTTGTCATCAGCTCTGGCAAAGTTGTTGCACTTGATAGCCAGAACAGGGTTGTTCCTGCTGGTCTGCGTGCTGCACTTGTTGATACTTTTGCTTCTGCTACGAACGTATTAACTTACACTTCAACCGATTACGATTATGGTGTTACAGACCTTGTTACTGGTGCACCAGTTGCCAGTAGCGCTGGTGCAGCTTATGAAGCTTCTGAGATTGCCATCGCTCTTTGCGATCGTGGACTTGTGCCTGCTTCTGCCATGGTTACAAGCAGCAATACCTATCCTCAAACTGATGGTGACGTCAGTGAAGTCATTGAGTACTTCATTTCTGAGGCAGTGGGTGTTACTGCATACGATGTATTCGTATGGTCTGGTCGTCCTGAAGATGGCGACCAAGTATTCACTAACTACAGCAAGCAGCATCTCATTCAGTTCCTTACTGAACTTCAGATGAAAGTTCCGCACCGTACTCTTGGCTCTGACACTACTACTTTTGACCTTAGTGCAATCACTGTTGTGACCGCACAGGCAAATGATGGTCTGATGCCGACAGCTGGTCAAGTATGGCATGAGACTGCACTCGACGATGTAACTCGTTGGGCAAGTGCTGTAAACGGTAAGGATGTTTATGCAATTCAGCTTGACAACGACTTTATCGCGAAAAACACTACACGCACTGTAATTAGCTGTGATGTCAGTGGCATTCTAGAAACCGAAAAGTCTAGCATTGGTCTCATTAGTTCTGCTGGTGATTTCTATGTAGATACTCGCACTGGTACTCTTTTCATCCATGGTGATGCTTGGGATACCCAAGATGCTCTTGAAACTGCATCGGCTGGCGCTGGTGACTTTATTGTCACATACTACTACTACGCAGTAGCAGCTTCCGGTGGCGCAGCTTCTGACCGTTACGTCTTCTTAGATGGCGAACCAAACCCAGGCAGTTTCCTCTCCTATGATGAGCATTCCAACTTTGTTGCAATGGCATCTAGCCAGGATGCACTTGGTACTAGTAACACCCGCAGCATTGGTCGTCTTATTGACGTCGATGTGGAACCAAAAGATCTGTTGGCGCAAGTCAAAACCGCATTCCAGCTTACTGGCATGAGTGCAGTTTCTCAGATGCCCGGTTCTGCAACTGCCGGTTATAGCGATGCAATTACTCTTGCAACTTCTGAACAAGTTGCAGATCAGCTCGCGATCATCAATCTCAAGGTCAACTGAAAAAGGAGTCAACGATGAAATTCGAACTCAAAGACGGCCGTAGCATTGATCTTCCTTCTAGCAAGAAGGCTCAGACTCGCTTTGTTGCTGATCTGTTTCGTACTCAAGGTCGCGTAGAAGACGAAGGCGTTGAGATGGAGTGGGAAGATATGTACAAGATGCTTTCACCGCGTCATCAAAATGATGCTGTGGGCACTCCTAATATTCGACCAATACTTCAGTCTTCTATGGAAGTGCTGATTCGCGAGCCTGTTGAGCCGCTTATGGTTATTACCGGGTTATTTACCCGAGTAATGGCCAAAGGCCTTAGCACTCAAGTTCTTGCTGGTGCCGTTGGCGCAATCACCGCTGGTGATATCGCAGAGCACGGTACGTACCCAGAAAATATGTTCCAGCTCGGTGGCGCACTGCAAACTGCATGGATCGGCAAGTCCGGTCTTGCAGCTTCGTTTACTGACGAAGCGCTTCGCTACAGCACCTGGGACATCATGGCGATGAATCTTCGTCTGATGGGTGCTGCACTCGTGCGACACAAAGAACAAAAAGCCATGAGTTTCCTTCGGGAGCTTGGCACCGAACTGTTCAACAACAGTTCGCCTACTACCAGCATGTTTGGTGTTTGTACCGGTCGCGGTCTAGATATGCAACCTAACGGTTCGCTTGCTGTAGATGACCTCTTTAAGGCTCTGGCACACATGGCTGAAGAGGGATTCCAGCCTGACATACTTCTAGTTAACCCACTCTTCTTCTATCAATTCTTACAAGATCCAGTTATGCGCAACATGATGCTTGCGCATGGTGGTGGAAGTTACTTTGAGAAGTTCTCTGGTAATCCTGGCCCACTAGACCCATGGTCTAATGGCTCCATGGGTGCTCAAGGCCCATCTCTTGGCAACAAGATCAATGCTAGTGGAAATGCTGCTGGCGCTACTGCAACCGGTATTTCCGGTCGCGAACATGGTATGACTTCCGCAATGAGTGTTCCAGGGTATTTCCCATGGCCGTTCCGTGTTATCGTCAGCCCACTTGTACCGTTTGATGCAGCTACCCAACTTGGTGATATTTATCTTCTTAGCAGTGGCAACATTGGTTTCCATCTTGTTGATGAAGAACTCACTCAAGTGGAATGGCGTGATGAAAATGTAGATGTGGTGAAGATCAAGCTTCGTGAACGTTATGGCTTTGCTGTTGCTCATGAAGGTCAGGGTGTAGGCGTAATGAAGAACGTCAAACTTGCACGCAACTATTGGGATGGAACCGTATCTGTACATTCTATGGATGTAGATAGCGAGATCTCTCCAACCGCAGACGTACTCTGAGCGACTGCTTAGAGTTCTAAACGACTAAATTTGGGGAGTCCTCTTATGAGGACTCCCCTTCGTTCGTATAGTCGTGTACAATAGACTCAAAGGAGATTTTCTATGAGTTGGTTTAAGGATGTTGTTGAAGATTGGGATATGGTGGGCAGAACCGTTGCGCCTATGCCACCTTCAGCAGAGTGGGCAAATGCAAAAGACGAAGAAGGAGAGGAGCAGGTTGCTGTTTCTTTAGGATATATAGATCTTGCAGCTAGCCGTGATCCAAATGTCATGCAGCTAGAGAAGCTAAAAGCAGAAACTGCACTAATACTGTCTGGAGAGTGATACATGTCTACCCCTTCTATTGTGCGGGTTTATCCTGCTGATGGAGATTCTGGAATTCCTGTTGGTGAAACCCTTGAGGTTTATTTCGACCGGGGTGTTGACCTGAAATCTGTTTCTGATTCTATTGTTCTTTTCGGAAGTGACAGTGACCAAACCAGCGGTCCTGATAACGCTATCTGGATTGATGAGGATACCGGCAATAACAAATATTTTCTTAGTTCTCCAGGCTTCAAAGGCTTGGTGCCCGTCAAGTTTGAATTAGTTTACTGGGATACTACCGACACTGTCACGTATGCAGAAGTTGACGCCGGAACCGTTACATCTGAAACTGACGAAACTTCTGGCAGTTACGGACATAAAGTTAAGATAACTGTTGATCCAAAATTTGCAGCTACTTTAGCTGCTGACACAGAGTACATTCTTTATGTCAATGGAGACCCTGATAGTACTGACACTGGAGTCAGTGCTCGAACGCTTTTCGATGTGGAAGCGGATGTAGGCAATGTCGGCTCTGGTGCTGTTGCACTGTACGGGACCTACGAAGGTGTTTCTGCTGACATTATGGTTGTTGAGATCACTACTGCAGGCAATATTGGCACTGCAGAGTACAAGTGGTATTGGGATAGCGCCGGCTCTGGTAGTGCTGTTACTGGTCGCATTACTAATCGTAGATACAGAACTCTAGATGAAGGCCTTCAGGTTCGGTTTACTGGATCTGATTTCCAGGTTGGTGATAGCTGGACAGTCAATGTAGAGCCTATTGAAAGGATGGCTACCAGCACTTCTGTAACTTTTACTACGAATGATGGTAGCTATACAGAGGCACCGGACAGCCCTAGTACACCAGCCAGTAGCAGCCCTCCCTCTACTGTTCTGCCTAGCGTGAGCACTCCTTTCCAAGTTGATTACATGACACCGCTGGATGGATCGTACAATGTAAATCCAGACAAAAGAGTCATTACAGTTGTTTTTACTGATGATTTGGATCCAGCTACAATAACCGATGATTCTGTTACCATATGGAAGTATCCTGTAGAAGGCTACTACGGCGGCACGTTTGAGCCGCTAGAGCTTGAGAAAAGCCTGACGGTTTCAGGTGATACATTGACTATTAGATACTGAGGTATAGATGTCTTATCAACATAGAGGCGCAGTTGTAGCTGGCAGTCAGATTATTCTGCGCGCCGTTTTTACTGATGATGCAGGGTGCTTGGTTAACCCAGATAGCACTCCTGTAATTTACATCTATGATGAAGATGTGGAATCTTCAGATATTGAAGAAGAAGCTGACGCGCAGGTGTACACAAGCGCTCTAGCTGGGCCTCTAACGGCCACACAGTTGTCCACAGGCTATTACACCTACACTTACACTGTTCCCGACGCTGCAGACGCTGGTAGATGGCATGATCTTTGGGTAGGTGCCATCAACAGTGCTGATGATTATGAAGTTTTTGAATTTGATGTTACTCGAGGATTTAACGCTACTGCTCAGAATTTAAGTAACAACCAGCTTGTTGTTATCCAGCTTGATGACAGTATTACTAATTTGGATGGCGATGAGTATCTTGCTGCCACAACACTAGGGTATGCAACTACGTATGCTCCGCTTTATGCTTCTCCAGATTTGATTCGACTAGAGATGGGGCGATGGATTGATTACATTCCAGATAGTACCTTGGCGCTGATGGCACACATCAGCAGCAAAGAAGCTGATTTTGTTCATGGCGCTGACACTCGCAGTTGGGGCAACATTCAGCTTGCTCGTACTAAGTTTGTGGTCTTTGATACGGTTTGGCGTTGCATCAACATTCCAGGTCACGGATCTCAGGCTGGTGCAACTACTGGAAAGAAAAAAGCTCTTGGTGACCTGAAAATAACTGATGGTAAAAGCAATGATGAAATTCCAGATGGAATTTACGATTATGTTCGAGAAAAAAGAGAAGAGTGGTGGAGGGTCGTAAATGCTGGTGGCAATATTGTCCCTGGACAAGGCTTTGCTCCTACGATGGCTGTAAAGGGCACATATGATCCGGATAGACGAATTACTGGTCGCCTGTGGGAAAATCCCGATTGTTACTCGTATCCACAACCAGGTGCGAATAAGAAAGTCAGAAGCTCTAGTAGGCGACGAGGCCGTTTTGGTTTTCATACAGGTCGACTTCGCGGCCTTGGATATAGGCAGCCATTCAGAGGCAATACATGAGTAGACGACCTTCAATGTTTGGTAACACCAGAAACACTACTGTGCGTTCAGTGCATAGCCTCAGCACTCTTGGTACTGAGGTTGACCTTCGAGAAGAGATGGATGCCATCCTCTATGGGGAGGATGGTGGCCCACGTCATGGGAATCTTTTACTTATTCGCAATATGCGCCGAAATAGCGATGGATATCCAACTCGCTGCAAATGTTCTGACAATCAAACAACTGTTGAAGCTGACCCTGATTGCAGCTACTGTTATGGTGAAGGCTATCTTTGGGATGAAAGCTGGGCTTGGGCCTTCTGGATGTACGCTGGCTCTGATGGAGGATTTGTAAAAAGATTTCTCCGCATGCCGCCAGGTGAGATGAGAACAGATTACAAAATCTTTTTCTTTCGGTATGACACAAACATACAGTATGGAGACAAGATTGTAGAAGTTGTACTTGATACAGAAGGTGAGGTTGAGCTACCATATGTTCGAGAAGCAATTTACAAACCGCAAACGCTTGCTAAGCGTCGATCTGATAATGGTCGCGTAGAGTTTATTGCTGCTTTTTGTAAAGAAGCCGATGCGATCAGAACGGACAACCCACAATGAGCCTTAGTAGCACTACCAGTAGAATCGTAGAAGAAGTGAGTTCTGCTCTTTTGGAAGAGAGTGGGTTCAGTACCGTTGTGTCATTGGATTATGGATCTAGCGATCCTGATGGTTACGAAACTCCCACCAAGCTTGACAACCCGTTTGGCTTTGATGTGCGCAGGTTCCTGCCTAACAACTCTCTAATGGATTTAGATAAATTCATTAGAATTGCCGCAGAACTAATTGAAGACGCACAGCATAGAGAAGGTGTTATATCTACTCAGCAAGTCGCTCTTATCGAAGACTATCCAGCTGAGAGAATAGATAGATTTGGTGAAGAGGTCGTTGCTTGGAAGTTGATTAGTCGAAAACCAGGTTCCATGAATGCTAAGGCTACTGGTCGACAACAGCAAGGTTTTACTCACTACTACCAGATCCGCTCTCCAAAACATCCAAATAAATTTTTAGAAGTAGAGTCACGCCCTCTTGATCATGTTGTTGAATTTCAATGCTGGTCTAAGAGTGCACGGCTTGCAAATCGCAGAGCCATCTGGCTGGAAAGGCTTTTTGTAAACCACAGTTGGGCTTTTTTGGCGCAGGGAACCGACCGTTTCCGCTTTCAAGAACGCATGTCTGACTGGTACACTAACCCGAGTGGACAGCATCTTTATGTTCGACCAATTAGAGTCTTTGTCAGAACTTACGAGTTCAGAGTAAAGGCAGAATCTGTGATTAAACACATTACCCTTAATGCTGGAAGTGTATCTTCCAGCCAATTGAATAACTACTAAACCCTAACAGGAGGTTTTCCAATGCCTTACGAGAGTATTCCTGGCGTCAAGGCGACATACCTCGACGGTGCGTTCAAGATTCCGAATGCATCTTCGCAGCCCAGAATTTTAGTTGTTGGTCCAGCCGAGTCTGGTCTCACCAACGAAGTATTTACTATTACCAATGTAGCTCTTGCAGAAGCAGAATTTGGTACTAGTACTGAAGTTCTGAAGTTTGTACACGAGGCTGTTGCCCAGGGCGCTGACAACCTGGCTATTATTCGCAGTGGTGGACAGCAAGGAGTTTGGGTCTTTACTGATTCCAATTCTGCCACGCTGACCATTACACCTGAATATCGTGATGACGATATTCTTGGTCGCTATAAGCTGTTCATTGAGAATGACAGTTCTAACAATCGATATATGGTTTACGATTCAACTGATGAAGCTTGGGTCTATGACTCTAGCGAAATCCTTGTCCTTGACGAGGGTGTTGTTACTGTTGAAGATTCTGGTATCGATCTATTCACTTTGTTTGACAAGGATGATCTTACAAACGCTAGCACACTTGACTCTGTTGAAACTGCTGATCTTGCCGGCTTAATCACTGATGGTGATCTGTCTGAAGACGGAACTGCCACTGCAAGCACTGCTGTTGCAACTGAAGGCACTGATGGTCAGACCGTTAGTCGCGCTGAACGCTATGCTGCTCTTTCTAGCACTTATCATCTTCTTGATTATCGCGATGGGGATATGATTATTCCTACTGACGTATTCGTTGACGATGATAATATTCGTGATGACACTAACAAAACCTATGCGGGCACTGGTAGTACTGATGCTGAAAAGTATGGTTACTACTGGAAAGGTATTCCCGAGGCAGGATCTGCTGAAGATGCACTTGGTTATGTTTGGCAATTGCGCCACAAAGGCAGCATCTACACCTACATGTCTGATTGTGAAGATTACTTCACTGGTGTTACAGCAACACCAGTTGCGGCAACTTTAACCCTGAATACCGATCTTGTCGTTACTGCTCTTAAGACTGGCAAGGGTGGCAATGGTGTAACTGTTGAGATTGATGCTACTGGTTCGGCTGGGCCGACCGTCACAATTACTGAGACTGACTTTGGAATTGATATTCTTGTTACCGATGATGGTACTGAGTTTACTGATGAAGCAGTCATTCAAATCAATGCAGCGCTAGCACTGAAAACTCTTCGTTCTGGTGTGCTTGCAAGCACACTGCTTTTAGCTTCTGGTGGTGATGCAGCTACTGCGATCGTTACTGTTGCAAAGGCCAATCTTGCTAGTGGCACAGGTGGTGCGATTTTGACTCATGCGGACCTTACTGGTGACAGTATTCCAACTGCAGTTAGCACCGCATTTACCGCAGGTGAAGATTCTGAACTTCGTGAAGATAACTTTGGACATCAGCTTGCAACTTTCTGTCATGTGGCTAGCACCAACTGGGCACAAATCATCAGCGCAATTTCTTTTAAGGAGCCATCAAGTGGCTATTCCCGTGCAAAGATTGCGAACTGGATTGGCGTTCTTCCTGAATTTACTGATGACGGCACAGATGTCTACATTGACAGCCCTTCAGAGAATGGTTCTGGTGTTTTAGGTCATCGCCTAATTTCTGGCGAGAGCGTAACTAGTGATGGTTATCGTTCTGGTCAGGTAGACAATGGCAACACTACTGACGGTTACGCATATGGTGGTTTCATCCTTACTGAAGGCGCGAGCCTTCCGAATGGCAACGACTGGCCATATGGCATCAATGATGCTGATGAGCGCGAAGATAGTGGTGGAGCGGTAGTTGATATCGGTCGTCACCTCTTTGTTACTTACGACTGGCCTATTTTGACTAACGGATATGATGGTGGAACTTCTTACCGTGGTTCTGTCGCAGCTACCTTTTTGGGTAAAGTTGCTGGCATGCCGGAAAACGAAGAGCCAATTGGCTTGAACGGTACGGTTGTAAAAGTTCAGAAACCTACTCGTGTTCACAGCACCCAGATTAATGATCTGGCACAAGTACGTATCATTGGCATTCGTCGTGATACTTCTGGGACTCTGATCTTCACTACTGCGAAGAACGTTGCTCATCCAGACTCTGACTATACTCGTCTTAGTACTATTCGATCTGTAAACCGAATGCTTACTGGCATTCGTGCGCTTGCAAGGCCTTATATTGGCAAGGCATTCAGTGCGCAAAATCTTGCTTCTCTTCAGGCGGCGATTGATGGGTTTATTGTTTCGGAACGTACAGCTGGCATGCATCAAGGTGCTACTAGTAGGATTGAGTACACCAGAGAAGATAGAATCATGGGTCGCTTGACTATCAAGCTGCGCATGGTTCCACCGTTCAGCATCGAATCCATTACCGTAGAGACTTCTCTCGCGGCGGATGAGAGCGAACTCTGATTCCAATTAGGAGACAATAATGGCTACATCACTAGAGCTTAGTCGTACCTACACCAGTTTTTCTGGAGTGGATATCCGTGCAGTTATCGGAGGCGTGTCGATAGGTCAGCTTCAGGCAATTTCTTACGCTGTTCAGCGTGAGAAGGCGCCCATCTACGTGATGGGCCGAGTTGACCCTCTCTCGTTTTCCCGTGGCAAGCGCGGTATCGCAGGTACCATAATCACCCTCATGCTAGACCAACATATTCTTTTTGATACGGATGGACCGTTTTCGGCTATGCGCGTCATTCTAGATAATGATGAGATCTACCCAAGCGTTAGCAACGTCGCCAATGGCGGCGCTTTGAATGACAATATCACTGATTTAAATCTTGACGAACTAGACTCCACTGCGTTTAGCGCAAGTGATGTTTCTGCTTCATACACGGCTAATCAAGCCTGGTATGTTGATCAACTACCTCCATTCGATGTGGTGATTGTGGCAGCAAACGAGTATGGAAATGCTGCTCAAATGCGCATTTATGGCGTTGAGATTCTGAACGAAGGTTCCGGTTTCAGTATTGATGATATGGTAATCGAGAACCAAATGACTTATGTCTGTCGTACTATTCTGCCTTGGCAGAGAATGGGCAGCTGGGACATTGGTTCTGACGGTCACCTTAGTAATGCTTTCTCAAGTGCCGATGGTACTTGATAGCTCAATATAGCACCTACCTGCTATACTGTGGTCAGGTCTCATCGGGGAGGCCTGGCCACTTTCTTTTTAAGGAGATCACTATATGTCCCTTTCTAGTCCATTGCCTAGCTACAATCCTCCAGGACGGAACAGTAAATATCTGTACAGTTACTCTGGTGCAGATGCAGATACGTTTGCTTGGTTCCCTGACGCACCCGAAGAGTTGATTCATCTTCAATCTGTGCACACTGTAAGTGTTTCTGTTCATGAAGCCAAAGGTCAGGTAAGAGCTCTTGGGCACAGAGGCATAAAAGGTCTTGCGCGTGGCGTTCGCACTATTGCTGGAAGTATTATTATGACAGTTATAAACGATCACCCTCTTCGAGAGTTGATGAATGCTTATGCGTCGATATACGGAACTCAAGACCCACTTGGCTGGTCTATTGATCGACATATGGTTGGCACTGGCAGCTTCCTTAACAACTATGATTATACAAATCGTCTTGCCGTTCTTCTTCGGCCTTTTAATTTAGCCATTCAGTATGTTAGTGAGGTATCTCCTTTGTATGATGAGAGCAAAGGGGAAACTCCTGATGGTGCAGGATGGATGCTTCAAGGTGTGGAATTTATTGATGAAGGTCAAGTCACTAGTGTTAATGATATTGTGACTGAAATGACTTTCAGTTTTATCGCTTGTGATTTTAAGCCTTTCAGCTTATATACAAATCGAGGCATTTCTGCAGAGGAGATGGCCTACCTTGACAATCTTCGATCAGAAAGGAAGCTTTATGAAGCTTTAATTCCCAAAGAAGATCGATTTCACGTTCAGGCTGGTGACGCTTGGGTGCCAGCGTCACAAGCGCAAATTAATTCTGGCACTGGGAGAGGATTCTGATGGCAGCATTTGGTTTTGAATATTTTTGTGGAGCAAATGTTATTGTTTCTGTTAATAGTATGCCAATTTTAGAAGCTGCTGGTATTAGCTACGAAGCAAGAGATAGCAAGATGCCAATCTATGGCTACAGTAGTAGGCATTACGATGCTGTAGCTGCTGGTCAGGTAATTGTATCTGGAACCCTTCTGGTTAATTACGTTCATCAAGATTACCTTTTCAGAGCTATTGAATTGAGCACTGGCGGTTCTGCAGCAGATGATGTTGCCTCTGATCCCGTTTCAGGAGTTGGTGCAGATTTAACCGGAATGGTGAGTGACTATGCACAGTCTCAAGCATTCGTAGAGAGTATGAAATCTCAATATTGGAACTCAGGACTTACACAAAATACTTTCAGTCCGATTGTTAATTCACATAATCCATTTGATATTTCAGGTGGTGTAGATTTAACTATTGCTTTTGGTCAGCAAAGCGCAGGGCGTCCTGCGGGTAAAACTGCAGTACTTCTTGTAGATGTGCACTTCACAGGAAGGTCAAAGGCGATTAGAATTGACGAAGATGTTGTCGTAGAAGCTTACGACTTCTTTGCGCGAGATGTATTCTCGCTTAGAAACCGTCCTTCGGGTCTTCCCGTTGACCCCGAGGACCCAAATTCACCAATTAGCTTTTAAGGAGCAAACAATATGGCAGGTAGACGCATTAGGGGAAATCCCCCTTCTCTAGACGCTAGAGCGATTAGTCGCTTAAAGACAGCAGGACCAACTCCAGATCAGATTCTGGCAAACATAGATGACCTTAACGAAGAAATCGTTGAGCAAGCCGAAGCCAAGGGCATTAAGCTTGCAGGCGAGGTTCCTGAAAGAACCGAGATGGAGGAGCAAGAAGTGGAAGACGAAATCGATCGTATTAACAGAGAGATGGATGAGAAACTTGCAATTCAGCGTGCAGCTGCCGCTGAACGTGCTGCTCAAGAAGCTGAGCGTGCTCCTGAACAAGACCCGCCTGCTGAAGAAATAGCTATTGAAGATCATGTTCGGCAAATGCTTTTTGATCAGAAGGGTGCCCCATCTGAAGCTGCTATTGCTCGATGGAAACGAGACTTTGGTCAGGATGGAGTACAAGTTGTGGCTCTGGGTCGTGGTGATGTTTATGTTTTCACCTATCTCCGTCGTGCTGCATTCCAGAAAATCCAACAAGCTATGGCAAAGCAAGCACAGCTAGAGGGCATGAACAAAGATCCTGAAGAATTTATGATGGAGCAGGTGCTCAAACAATGCATACTGTGGCCCAAACTGAAAATTGAATTCTTTTATAATAGTCGCAGTGGTGTGATCCCAACTCTTTACGGTAGTGTCATGTTGCACAGCTATCATCTCACCCCACAACAAGCTATGGTAATTACTGCTCAGCTCTAAGGAGGTTGTATGCTGGACATTGACCTTCTTGTTGACAGCGATGACATGTACATGACGTCCCTTCCAGAGGGACAGTCATTCACGTGGCGTTTACTCACGATGAAAGAATACCGAGTGTTCAGCACGCTTCGCGACCAAGGTGTATGGCATGAGTATCAATTGTGGGACAAGGTGTTTGACCGTTGCTATGTAGGTGATTCTCGTGCCATCAATGGCAATCTTCCTGCAGGTATCTTTATGAGTATTGGTCGTTTGATTATGTACTTGTCAGGAGATTGTTCTGGAGAGGAGCGTGATGAAATCGAGGCAGCTAGGTCGCAATACAATCAGTCAGGGGTTCTTGAGGTTGTTAAACGTGTAGTTCTTATGGCTTTTTCTTACAAGCCTGACGAACTGGAGCGCTGGACACGTAGAAAGCTAATGAGAACCTTTGTAGAGGCTGAAGCTGTCCTTCAAAACAGAGGAGAGTATCAACCTCTTGACACCAGTAAGATTATGAGCGCAGAAGAAGCAGCAGCTCAAACGAAGAAGTCTACTAGTGTGGATGCGATGAAGCGCGAGAATATGGAACTTCGAGATGAATTTGGTGATAGAAAGCATGCGCTAGATATGCATCCCGCAGAGTTGGAAAAGAAGTCTCGTCAAACTAAGAAGTTGAAAGATATTCAATTAAGACAAATTCAGAAAAGTATGGATAGCGAGGCCAAATCAAATAGAAGACCACACAGGCGGCGCTAATGGCCCTTAAGTCTTATGGTGGGGTCACCTGGAATGGTGACTCCACAGAACCTTACAATAGTGCTGGCAGTCAGATGACAAAGCTTGCGGTTGCGGTTGCAGCTGGTGCGGGTGCTATGTATGCAGCTACTAAGCCTATGTCGAATGGCCGGCGTCCAATTGACTACATTGCGGCTCGTTCTCGGCTTAGCGGGAATCTGAGCCCGTTCCAAATTTTAAATACTTTTCGTGTTCCTGAGATCTTAAGTCCATTTACATCCATGGGGTATAAGGTTGGTTCTGGCAGCACGGAAGGCGTTACTGTCTGGGGACGTGAAGCTCTTGAGTCTAGTAGTACTTACAATTGGCTTAAGTACGCCACTGGGCTTGATCGTGCCGGCATGACAGCAGCTGGAATCACTGAAGGCATGCTTGGAGCTTCTCAGCACTTGGCTGACGCCATGGTGTTTGAGCCACGTGGCTCCAGTGGGAACTTGTACAGCGTGCTAGGTGGAAGACTAGACGAAAGTACTGGGCATTGGCTTGGAGGCAATAGAAAATTATTAAGTGACAGCATATCTTTGCAGGCTATGAGTCATGAAGTTGTCAACCCACTCACTAAAGAGCGCGGTGTCAATAGAATTGCTACTGGCATGTTTGCTGCTGCAGATATGTATGCTGATGATGCTTTCAATGAAAAAGAAGTACTTCTCGGCTCAAAGCAAGATGCTGCTGGAAAGTGGGTTAGAAAACAAGCTAGCTTCATGCCAGTTCCTAGTTCGGTTGGAGACCTTAAAGACTTAAGTGATTTGGCTCGACGTACTACGATGATTCGAGGTGTGGCTGCATTTGAAATGGGTAGATTTAATCGTCTTGTCTCAGGTGTGGCAGATCAGTTCCTTGGTGAGTCTGGTGGAAAGGCATTCAAAAGTATTTTGGGTGTATCTCCTGGCGTTCGTCCAGGTCCAGCTTCCTCAATGTTTATGCGTTTTGGAGGCAGGGCTGCACTTGCTGGAAGTACTGTACTTGCGGCAAGCCAAGCAGATTGGGTACGAAGACAATATGGAATGCCTGGGCAAATTCTTGCTAGTGGGGCGGTAAGCGCCGGTGTCGGGTATGCTGTTGGCAAGATGGCCAAGCAGCCGCGCACGGCTATGTTTGCTGCAGCTGCAAGTTTCTTTGGCCAAATGATTCTTCCTGGGTTTGATCAAGGCGTTATGCAAGGGGTTGCAACCGGTGCTGTCAGCATGGATGTCGCTCGTGCCAATGCACTGAACCCTTTCAATTATTTGCGTCGGACCCTTGAGGGTTTCGCTCCTGGAAGTACCGATTGGGAAACTGGTGCGCTGTTAGCAACTGGTGGCATTATGGCCACCAGTGTTAGTTTGCCTGGTCGCAATATGAGTCTAGCCCAGACGATGCTTGAGTCTGCTGGACCTAGGCGCTTGAAATTAGATTTACAGGCAGACAAAGTCCGTCAGGTACAATTGGCAAACAGCAATGTGCGAGATCTCTATTATAAAAATGTTAGCGGTTTGGCTAACAACCTACCTCATGAAGGGTTTCGGCAACGACGCGATTTGATGAAACACTTGCGCACCAGTGTGTATGACAACAAGCGTTTAGAGATGATGCAAGACCTCAATACTGCATTCTACAGGGCTGAAGAGCAGCTGGACACCTACAGGCAAGGCAACCCTATGAACGAAGCGCTAGAGCGTAGGTTGCGCGACATTAGCGCCAAGTATGGAGACACCCCCAACCTGGTTGCTCGCCTTAAGAAGGAAGCCAAAGGTTTTGGTACTCAAGCCTACTATAGTTTCTTTGGTGCAGATGTCGGTGCAGACAAAGCTTTGCGTCGTCGAATTGGCGATATGGGATTCAGTTCAGCAGGCCGGCTGGGCAAGTGGGCAAGTGTCGGAGCTGCTATTTTTGGCACACATCAGCTTCTCACTGGTGGCCTGTTAGGCAGTAAGGAAACTGCAGACGATCTGCGTGACATCTATTCTGGCAGAAAAATGGTTGCCGTTAAATCAAGTAGGTGGTGGGAAGCAGGTGGCACTCCATTCGAGGGTGGTGAAACAGACTATTACAGACCACATCAGTATTCTCTCATGATGAACAGAGTGCGCGAGAAAGGTGTTTGGGGTGCAGATGAGGACAAGATAAGTCCCCTAGGCAAGTGGATTCGTCAAAACTTTACTTATGAATTAGAAACACAGCAGTATTGGGATAGACCTTATCCCATAAGTAATGCTGCGTTTTCAGACGTGCCAATAATTGGCGGTGTGCTCTCAAGTACTATTGGCAGGCTAATCAAGCCTGCAAGAGTTATGCATGCAGGCGAATGGATTCGTCCTGGACAAGATGGTGGGCTTGAGTATGGAAATGTGTACAAAGGGTCGCGCTTTGAGCCAGCCACAGCTTTGGGAGCTCATCACGGTGTGCCGACAAGTCCTTACAGTGCTACCAATCAATTGAGTTTTTTGTCTTACCAATTCAGAGAGCTGGAAGGTATGACTGGCTGGGCTAAGAATGTTATCCAGCAGGGCTTAACTGGAGATGATGTTTGGGCGGCTGACAGCCAACAGCTGGCAGATGCTAGTTTGATGACTAGCAGCCGTGTTCGTTTCTGGGAGATGAACATGGGTGGTGCATTGTTTTCAAATGAATTTTTGCGTCGCGTCTTTCCTAGAATGCGTAGCGAGATAGATCGTCGCAATCCGCTTGCCAACAATATGCCTAGCTGGCTGCCAGACAAGTTCAAATGGGGAGACCCATATCGCTCAATAGAATGGGGAGAAGGACGCTTGCCAGGTGCAGGCTATGCAGGCTTACACCCTGAACTACGAGGGGTAGATCCAGAGGCTTACCCCGCCTTATTTAGATTTGCCATCCTTAGTGACGTAGCGCCACTTTCTCAGGAATACACTCTTTACAAGCAAGCTGTGTACAAGCAGCGCATGGAGGGAGCTTACAATGAGAAGCAAATTGCTTTCATGGAGGCAGTGGATCGCAATCACTCAGAGCAAGTTAGTGGATTTAGTGATGACAGACTACACAAGAATGCTATCAGGCTACCAGGCTCGGGATTAACCCGAGCTGCTTGGGCTGCGGGACAGCGAGCAGCACGTCGGGTAACAGCACCAGGAGAATATCTCGTACCTATGGGCTTTCGTCCCGTGCAAAAACTCATGAGTGACAGAGATGCTATTGAGCAGTATGAGTACGAGCGTCTATATGGTACACCTATGGCTTTTTGGGATAAGCCATGGCGCGATTGGTTTCGACCAGCCATGAACAGCACTTTAAATATGATGGGATGGGAAGGTAAGCCTCTGTGGAGACACAAGGCTGATAGTGCAAACGAGTACTTTGATAAATTAGAATTTCTAAAATGGGCAAGGTTGCGCGAACAGGCAGAACTTTCTGGAGATTCTCGTGCAGCAGCACAGTACCGCTGGGCTCAAGCCAATACTCGTGCTGGTGTGAATCCTCAAGGGAGCTCTCTAAGTATGTACTGGACACTTCCTGATAGTGAAAGAAAATTCTTCAATGCTTTCGCTCATGCTTCTGGTAAAGATCGTCATCGTATTATGGAGATGGTTCCCGCCGACCAACAACACCTTTACAAGGCAATTTGGAGCCGAATGGATTCTGGAGATGAGAATCTTTGGGCTGGTGCTGATAACGCTATTAGCGATTCGCATTTAGCTGCTCAAGAAGCACGTGTTGCTGGATCTCTAGAAGGGCCAATGCCTTCCGAAGATTGGGTGGGTTGGCATGAGGATGTCGACATGAGTGATATTCAGGTTAGATATGTCGACAGGATGGGTGCAGAGCTGTCGGATTACGGCTTATGGGAAAAACAGCTCAAGAAAAGCATGCAACAACCTATGCTAGACGGGAGTACAGATTTCTTACAACAAAACAAACCTGGGGTTCCGATAGGTTCTGCTATGAGTAGAGGACTTACTCAAATGACTGGCACTGCAGGAAGTCGTGGCAGTTGGCATGTAGCACCATGGAAAGGTATGATGAGTACTGTACAAGTTGATTACAATGATAACCGTGCCATTGATATTGGCACAGCAATGGAGAGATACTTAAGTGGCTACTAATGATCGCTTTAACCAGTTTCACGAAGATGCTGACACCACTGTTCAAAGTGGTGTTTCGCTACTTAAGACTGCCGTAGGGTTAAGCCCTGTAGCTGTTGGTATTTGGCATGGGCAAAGACACCTTAAAAGAAACGAGGCGTTAAACAACCCTCTTTCTAAAGCTACGCCTTCTCAGGCTATTGGCAAGGCCAAAGGCCTTGCAGCTCGAAAGTCTCAACAAGCCAGAAGTGAGCGTGCAGCCAAAGTTGTTGATAAAATTAAAAGAGGGCTTGGTGATTCTGATGAGTTACGCAAAATCATTGGCACCGTAGAGCAACACAATGCACTTCTTCAGACACTTTCCGTAACACTTGAAGATCCTGCTAGTGGTCTTAATGCTTCTGCCGTTAGCTCTCTGAAAGGAGAGATTAGCCGTTTGCTTAGTGAGGCTAGTCCAAACTCTGTAGAAGAGTTTGCCGAGAAAGTTACTAGATCTCTTCTTGATAGTGGTTCTGCCGAGACTCTTTTAAAATGGGAAGAGAATTTAAGTGAATTTAGAAACATCAGCGGTCAGCTTCAGTCTCCTAATTTTTCAATCCCAAAAGGCGGTGTTGCTTACAATTCTATTGATGTTGGAACCTTACTTAGCAGGAGGCAAGCTAAAGAAGCTCTCAAACCTTGGGAACGAAGGGCTTTGCGTCTGAATGCCCACCTGTCTCAAGGTGATTACAAAATGCGTGTTGCCTCTTTTACTGAAGGCGGCAGGCAGTTTAGGCAAGCACAAATTTTGAATCGTGGACAATGGGTAGCTAGCGTACCCTTACACGAGCATGGATTGTTTCGCAGTGGTCAGAGTTTCAACACTCTTTACTCGACTCCAAAACATGCCATGAATGTTCAAAACGCACACCAGCTTGTTAGGCAACAAGGACTTGATGCTGCAAACATGACGGTTGGACAGCTTAGGGCTGGCGGAGCATTGACTAGTTTTTCTGATTATCTTATTCAAGACATTGGTTCTCGTGCAGCGAAAGGACGCGTTGACTGGAAGGCGTTTAGGGAAAATATGGGCATGGCTACTCAACACGTTGATCGTGCAGCTATGACTTCTGGGTATATCGGAAGACATATACGTCGACAAATAGCACTTGGTGCGAATGCAGTGTTTGGGCATACTTTTGGAGCAATGGACTCTGGTGAGGCGATGCGTTTTATTGCTCAGCTTGGTTCTGGAGGTGATTTTGAGGGTGGTGCTGTAGGCGCTAAGCGCCTTGTTACTGGCTTTGGGCAGGAGCGTAGATCTGTACTAGGCCTTAGAGCGAAAAGTGGCTTTAGCGCTCTTCAGAGTGCGTATGGCAAGTTTGCTGTCGACAGACACCAGCTTCCTATCACTGCGCGTGAAGCGCAAGTCCTTGGTCGAAGTAGCTACTCTCTTGATTCTCTTCGTACGTTTGGGGGTGCTTACCTAGGTGGTGTTGGGCAGGCTTCTGATGTTTCTTTAGATCGTCTTCGAAATAAGTTTACTCGCCCTGGAGAGAGTAAACTCAGTCCGGGAGTGCTTCGACACCGTGCCATTAGTGAAGTGTCTCAGGGTTGGGGTTCTCATGCGTCTGGTGGTTTAAACAAGATGATGGTTGTTGATTTTTCTAATGCTGGTCATTTAAGTAAGTCTTATGGTGATTCTGGCATGGGGGTCACTGGAGTGTCTCACAGAGTAAGTAAGCCTATTCAATTCTCTGTTCTCAATCCAGAGAAACACGCTTATGCGGCTAGTGAAACATTGACACGCATTCTTGCAGGCAATGGTAAATTCACTCCAGAAGAATTGGCTCAGAATTTGTATGTTGGAGAGACTGGTTCCGGCAGAAAGTACTTACCTCGGGATCCAGCTACTGAAGCTCTTGATATTGCTTTAGATCGTACTGGCATCAGTTACAAGAAAGACATGATTTATTTTCGTGGCCAACAGATTAGAAAGATGGATTTTCTTAAAATGTTTAGCGCTAGCTTTAAAGGCAACATGGAGAATATCGGGCAAGCAGGTATTGACCGTCTGTACAGACAAGACAAAAGGCTGGGTGAGCTTGCTTCAGAACTTTCTGGATTGGGAGACATGAAGTATGGTGCTGCGTACATTAGTAGTGACATGTTTAGCAAAGGTACTTTTGGTTTTACACACCAAATAGCGGGAACCGCAAAAATGTTTGGCGTAAACCACAAAACATTGCGTGCTCGAGCGCAGGCTCTTTCAGATGCTGGTGGAGGTATGCTAGGCAAGCAGGGACATCAGATTTACGCTCAAGCTGCATTTGAATTAATGCAGCAGCGTGGTGTTGGTGCTAAGAATATTGGAATGATGCTTGCTGGCGTATACCATGGGGCAGAGGGCGGAGGTGTTGGTAAAGGCGGAATTGACCAGGCGAAACTTCAGAAGATGGTTCGTGGACTTGGTGCTGGAAGCGCTGATGCTCTTGCGGCGATGAGACGCGGACTTGTTAGTTTTATTGACACGGTTCAAGTTGGCCCATCCGCCGGAGACTGGGGTGCTGCGCGTGTTGGTCTTGAACGCAGATTCGCTCAGACAGCATACGAACGCATGCTTCAGCTAGGTATGAGCAAAGAGCAGTCTGTTGACGCAGTTGCTGGCATCTATACTAATAAAATTGGCTTTGGTCGTCACTATGCTCTCGCTGAGCAAATGATGGGTATGGGGCGCAGTGTCACTGGGCATCGTAATGCTGTAGACGCTTTCACCGAAAGAGGTGCTACGCGCCTCAAGTACAGTCAGTTTGGTGACGCTTTCACTGAGGGTGGCAGGTCAACTGGACAGATGACAGATTGGTTGCGTACTCAGAAGCAAGGAGCCATTTTAGATTTTAGTGACGCTCCTGCGCACATTGGCAGAGCCGTTCAGGATGTTTTTGGATCTAGCAGTATGTATATGCCAGGCATGGAAGCCTATGAGGCTGGCAGTGGGACTAGTGTGCGAATTGCTGGAGGGCAAAGCAAAGAGGTCAGTGCTGCGTATGGTCAGCTTGTGAGTGGTTTGCAAAAGCGTTTGGCCGATCATGCTACTACAGGTGGTGACCCTCTGCGTGAAAGTCTCAAGACTTGGCGCAGTAATGCTTTGGATCTTATGAGTACCAGTATTGCGAACCTTGCTCGTGGCAAGGTTCGGGGCAGTAGTTCTCCTAGAGTTAGTTCTTATAACCTTACTACTGGCGCTGGCTTTACTAGCCGCCAGCAGGGTCGTGTAGCTAACCAACTTTTTAGAAGTACTGGTGGCACTGCTGTATTTGCTGACGCGACCATGATGCTAAGCGAACTTCATGGTCAGAAAGCTGGTGGCACTAGCAGTAAGCAATTGGCTGAGAGTGCTCGCATGTTCTTTACAGGAATGGAACATAAAGCAGGAAACAAAAGGCTTGGCAGCGGTCTTATTCGCGTGAGTGGACGACATCCTCTTATTTCTGCAGGTAATGTTTTTATGTCCCAAGTGTTCCGTGATCTACGAGAAGTTAGTGCTCTTCAAGGTACTGATGCTTTTTTTAATAAAATCAAAGGAGCGCAACTCCAGGTTTTTAGTGGTTTGGATGCTGCTGGCGATCAGCAGTTTAAGCAGATGCGAGGTGAAGAGTTCATGAAAAGTATCTTTCGCAAAGATATTAAAAGCTTCGCCGATATTGCAGCAGCTACTGGTGACAAAGGCAATGATGCTAATCGCAAGTTTTTTCGCACTCTGATTGACAATATTGATCAATTTACCGGTGGGCAGGGTGGTGGTCGCATGATTGTGCCTCGTGTACTTACTGCAGCTGGTGACATTGGACTTGCGCCTCAAGCATTCATGGATATGGATGGTGATACAGCACTTAGCATGATGCTTGATCCCAAGACTAGCGCAATAGTGAGAAGGAGACTTGCTGCACAAGTCGGGGATCCTGCGCGTTTAGCTATGGAGCTTCAAAGTCGTGTGCTTAAAGGCGGTGTGGGTACTGCTATCAAGAAGGGTATGGTTTCTTATGGAGATACTCTTGGTGGGGGCCTAGATGATAAAATTGTGCAAGACATGATGAAGGAGATGGGTATTTCGCAGCAAACTGGTGCGATGGACGTTCGTCTTCGTGGGTTGCACGAGGCTCTTGGCAACTATGGAGCCAATATTGATCAGATTCGTGCGCATCGAGATATCCTTGGTGCCCTTGAGGAGAACGTACTTCTCAAGGCTAAGAAGCTGAAAGTATTTGTACCTCTTGCCGAAGAGGTGGGTGGAGCCGTTGAGCGGCTAATGTCCAGTCCTTCTCAAGATTCTGCTGAGGAGCTTCGCAATGTTCTAAAGAATAAGATTTTTCATAACCAGAACACCAGCTTTAAAGTTGGTGATATTGTAGGGGAGGGCAGGACCGGCCAGTGGGCTGCTGAAATTACGAAGGGTAGGACGCTTAGCGTCAATATTGACAATTTTGTAGATGCGTCTCTGAAGGTGGCCAACTCTGCTGTAGCTGCCGGAACCAATATGCCTGGCACTGCTAAGGCTATGTCGCATGCTTTTTCTGCTGGTCCCAATATGTTTATCCAAGCTCTAGCAGGCTCCAATATGGAAACTGCTGGTATGGCTGCGTTTAGTGATTCTCCTCAACATGGTATGGCTGGTTTTTCTAAAGGGCTTGGGCAAATCACCAACCTCATAGACAAGCTTGACAAAAGGATGGCTGCGCCCATCGCAATGGGTGCAGCTGCAAGTATGTTTGCAATGGGTGCGATTGGCACGCCAGGCTATGCTGCCACTCCTCTTTCAGCACCCGGAGAGTACACCTCTCCTCAAGTTAGCAATGCTATTGCTCAAGGAAGTTTATTTAAAAACAGTGGAGGTCACATAGCGCCAGAAAGTCTTGGCAGGCCGTCAAGTGATTATGGTATGATAGACAGGCCAATCAATAGTGGTGGTGCGTATATGTCGCGCCCAAGCAGTTATCAAATCAAAGGTGTGTTGCCAAACGGATTCGGGCTCAACGGAGCTATGAAGTACGTAGGGGCGATGACTGGAGGTAATGCTGCTGGGTCAGTTAGAATTAATGACACTAGACGTCCAATCACGAGATCTTATACTGATCGACTAATGGGAGAGTATTGATGCCAACCAAGACCATGGACCAATTCGAGCCGACTTACGGATACCGTAAGAATGTTTTTGTTATCAATGACATTGACCTCGTAGTTCCGCCAACGAACATTGATATTCAGATTGAAGATTTGGTTTGGCAGTGGAGAGCACTGCGTCAGCGCGCGACAACCAAAGTTCCAAGCGGACATGGGCAGGTGGCTGTAAGCATCACCATTCCCTTCACAGGTCCTATGGTTTTAGATATGCATAGACTGGTTGTTGAATTTAGACACAGTCCTTTCTGTTATGTTGAAAATCGTTTCCTTAGAGAAACGATTGTGCCACACTGGCCCTACAGCCAGGCCATGGCGTTTACTATGACTGGTTTGAATGTTGCGCCCATGCAGGGCAGCAGCGACACATGGATTATGCAATTAGATCTTACTTGGTTTAATTATTTCCCATATGTTCACAATTGGCTCTATCGTAAAGATTGGCATACGCTTCCAGTTACAGGTGAGACTTCGCATACAAAAGGCAGTGGTATTGAAACCACTATTGGATGGGATGCGAAGGCTGGTCAAAAAAAACAAAAACACACTATTCTGCCGAAGCTTGGTAATTCTGATAATGAGATCCGTTCTTGGAGTGCTGTTCAAGGTCAGTATCAAGATCGTCAAGAATTGACTATTGAACAGATGGAAGAGTTTCACCAAGGGGAGATTTTTGATCTTCTCCCCTTGCCTGACAAAATGGCTCAATCAGAATTTGTTCAACGTCCAGCGCAATCACGCATCTATACTAGGTATATCAACCTGTTGCAACGAGATGCCCTTATGAAAGCTTTCTCTATTGATGTTGAGAAAGAGATTCTAACCAGCACTCTTTGGGGAGCGCTGTTTAGTGCCGTTTTGTATCGCAATGACAGACATACCTTTGGTTTGCATTCTGGACCTCCAGCAAGTACTGAAGAGTTGTATCGTGAATGGAAGTTCCTTAGAAATGGCATTGTTGCAAAGATGAACAGTGTTCATGGTGGTGCACTGTTTCACTTCTTTGCGTACAAGGAAGTTAGGCTTCCAGCGGAGTGGACCGGTATGATTAGTGATGCGCACAAAGAGACGTTACGTGTTGCCAAGGACAAGCTACCGTCCGCAGGTGGTACTGAGGTAGATGGTTGGGAATTGCGTTTTGATCCCACTGACACTTTTCATGTAGACAGAGTTAAAGTACGTAGACGTTTCAGTAGTGCTCTCGGCAAAGACGGCAGTCCTCGTGTGTCACCAGTAGGCTACTCTAACGAAGATGTACCCATGCCTGTTGATGAAGTGCGCGTTACAGATACTGTCCATTGGCGTTCTGCAGCTACTCGATCTCGTTTGGCAGGCCGCCCAACTGGTGGAAGTATGCACTGGGGTACTGACATTGGTGCAGGTGATCGTGATCGAAATAAGCCAGACGTCTTAGTGCCTATTTATGCTGTTGAGGCAGGTACTGTCAGTCATATTCAATTGACGGATTCTTCTAGTGGTGGGAGTTGGAAACTTGCGTACTTGAATGACACAGAGCTTACTTCGTTGCCTTTCGATCAGGAAGATTTTGAAGTCAGCATCAAGGCTATCGTTCCAGAAGTTAATTTTCGAGGAGCGAATGTCACTAGAGAATTTGGGGAAACGTTCCCCGTTGGCTCGTTTGTTAAATCTATCAAGTATCGTAATGCTTGGTATTATGTCGAAGCTCCTAGTGCGGGCAATTATATACAAATGTCTCATGGGAACAACCTGAGTATGTATATGCATCTTGGTGGTGTTTCTGAAGCCGCAATGAATTCACTTAACGCCACAGAGGAGATTCCTGCCGGAACACTCATTGGCTGGATGAGTGGTAGTGGCCCTATGAATGAAGCATTTAAAGCCAATGCTATAGTAGAAGCTAGAAAAGAATATCTGACCTCTGGCTCTAATGGATATCAGTACATATCCAGAACTTCTAATCAGAATTTCTGGGACAATCCAAGTGGAGAGAGAAGTAGTGTTTGGCATTACCAAACTCATCTTCATTTTGAATATTGGGAAAGTGAAGATCTTGGAGTAGGTATTGATCCGCCATGGACTGGTACTCCAGCTTTAAAAGAGGATTGGAAACGTTCTAGTCGCATGGTCCCCGTGGACTTAAGTGGTCCTTTGGAGACCAGTGTTGCTGGAAGTTATGAACTAACTGCCAGCCCTTCTTTCACAACTCCTACTCAAACAACTGTCAAGGAAGACATTGCAGAAGAAGCAAAAGAAGGCAATATCAGCAACGAAGAGCTTCAGTCTGTTGGTCAGATCTTAGACAATCTTTGGAGAGACGGTTGGCTGTATTATGATCGTGACAGCAAGATTACTAATGTGTGGTGGAAGCACCACAAGCTTTTAGTTGGGCCTGGAAACGAAGAACAACTTGAAAAAGGCTTTTATTCTGACCCTACTGTTCTCACTGCTGTTGCTGGCGGTCTTCGTCACATAGTGGCAAATATTCCTATTCTTGGGTATGAGTTTCCTACCCAACAGCATTTGGGTAGCATTGAGCCGTTTTACAGTTTCGAATTTTGCTCTGTGGATTTCGAGGGTAGTGGCACACAAAGACTTGCAGGTGTCAGCAAGCAGACTGAAGTGCTGCTTGCGATGCGAGGGTTGCTGCATGCGAATGCACGTAACTTTCGTGGCATTACGGATAGTTGGTGTGTCGCTGTGGATAGTTTTGTTACTAGGCTCTTGGGTACTTTCTCTCCTGATGACATTCAGATTGCTACGTACAACAACGTCACGGAAGCTGGTGAAGAGCCAGTAATTGCAGATATCGAAGTCCTTAGGCGTGCTATGGTTACTCGTAGTAACAGTATGACTGTGCAAGGACATCCTGGCATGAGTTGTCATACTATTGAACTGTCTGAAACTAACCCTTACGTTGGTGAGGCTATTAATGGTACAGCTCCTGCAGTAGAGGATTTAGAAGTTGCATATTCTAAAGTTTTAAATGCAGTTTACAAATTAGCTTTCAAAGATGAGGCAGCTGAGTTACTTCAGCAAGTACTCATTGCTCAGCTTGCTGGTGCTAACACATATCGCCAAGAGTCGGATGAATTTGGTCAGTTCGAATTGTCGTACGTCACATCGCCACTCTTGGTAGAAGATGATAATGTGGCTCTTTACAGAGACAAGAGTGATAATGACTGGATTATTTTTGGCGATGACTTCAGTTCTTTGGCTAATGGCCCAGACAGTATTGGCAATATTGTTGGTGCTGGCACATCTTTGCCAGAATCCTCTATCTTTTCTAATTTGAACGCAGTTCCCTTAGACCAGGTGTTTGGTGGTGTTCCGCAAAGCGGTGGTGCCGGTGGGCATCAAGGCGATGCTTGGAGAGCAGCTTACGCCCAAGTGGCCAAGGAGGGCAGACCTGTAGCTGCCCCTACAGCTTCTTCAGTTCCGGATGAAAACATTACCCCTAAGGAATTTGACATTAGTGCTCTTCTTCAGGCAAGCCAAGATACGCAAGTTCTTGGTAAAGTTCCGATGGAGAAGATTCTTGACTATTGGACAATGATTCATAAGACAATTCAGACTGCTAGTGCTATTCTTGCTGAGTCTGACGACCAACTTGCTTATGGCACAGTGCAGGCAGGCGGGAATACTATTGATTTTGTGCAGGACGAACTCTACGAGCTACCTGTGCAGCCAAATCTTTTCAAGGGCTATCAGCTCTACTTAGCTACTGTTGCTGCTGTTAATCCATATCCTGGACCCAGTTCTTCTAATCAAACAAAACCTCTAGAAGAGTCGCTTGCGACTGGTGCTGTTGTAGAACACTTGGTAGAAAATCAAAATTGGCTACAGTGGCATCCGCAGAACGGTTTGACATCTGTTGATTTGAAAAAACTACAGACAGGTTTTGGAGCAGGCTATGCTGGTGGTTTGGTTGGCTGGGGTGCTCTTGGCACTATTGTCGAGCGCCCTGTAAGTTTTATATGGGCAACTGTTGTCAATGGTGGTGACAAGGCGTTAAAAACTAAGTTTGGCCAATGGAATGATAGTGATCGTGGTATCTACGCTGATTTTTGGGCTGAGATGCATGATGACGTTCTAACTGATATTGCTAACAATTATATGTGGCAATTGCCAGTTAGAGATCTTGTAGAAGAGCGTTTCAAGTCCTATGTGAGTAGCACTATCTTTGGCGATATACTTGGTACTGTTGCTGGAGAGGGTGGCTCTCCAGTCTTTGCAAGTACGACTGAGCAGCTTAAGAAAACAGCTGCAAGTTGTGGTGATTTTCAGTTTGATAGATTTTTCGATATGCCAAAGTACGTTATGACTGAGCGTGGTACTACAAGCGACAATATTCGTGAGGCTAGTAAGGAAAACCAAGATATCGGTATTGCTCAGCCATCTGACATTCCCAAAGGGCAGATTGCTGTTCCTATCTTACTACCAGATGGAGCGTCTTGGGATTGGTTCTTTTTTAATAAGCAGGAGGGCATTTGGCCTCCTGGAGGACCATTTATTTGGCACGCAGAAGCCAGTTTAGAAAGTAAAAAGATTGAATATTTCAAAAGCTTGTTTGCACGCTACGCTCGTGATCTGCTTAATGATTATGACGTCCTGAAGGCGTTTGGCCTTCAGGGGCTCAGTCGTGTGAACAAGCGAGCGCGCATTCAGGGCTCTCCCGCATTACCTGATATGGACTTACCGCATCATCCGTATTACGGAGATATTGCTGCTTGCCCTCCTGATTTTTATATGTGGAACATGTATGAAGATGGAGATGCGCACAACAGAACTGTAATTACTGCTATTCAAGATGTTATGGGTGATATTGTTAGCAATTGCTACAACTCCATGAAGAAGATTGAGAGCGGTGGTTCCTATGAGCCTAGTGGTGACAGGTACGTACAGGAGCCAGCTACGGACGATCGCATTAGTTTACCTCAGTATTACAATGCTGAGGCTACGGACACTGGAAAAAAAGGCGCAACAGGGTTTCCGTTTTATCCCAATCCTGAAAGTACCGAAGCGATTTCAGAGCATATTGGCAATATCACTAATGCTGTTGATGCATTGCAGAGTGAAGCTGAAGAAGCACGCATGGGGACTGAGAAGGATTCAACCAAACCAGAATTGTCAATCTCAATAGAAGAAGCCAAAGCTCTGTCCAGTGTCCATGTAGAAGATGTACGTTTAAGTAATTTTGAAGGTGCTTTTGGTCAGGGTGGCGGGGTACAGTATCCGCGTCGTGTTACTGCGGCTCAATATAATGAGCTTCAGGATGCAGTAGCATCTGTAGATCAGATGTTTGGTAGTCGTAGTGGCTATCTTGACCAGAAAGAAATTCCTGAGAATTTAGCAGACAGGTTAAGGGGTACACTTGTTGAGCGAGAATCCGACCCTTCTCATAGGTTCAATAAAGAGTCGCTAAACAAGCTGGCTTTGAATAGTGCTAATGATATTTTCGGTCGCAAGCGCAGAATGTCTCGGGCTTATCCTACCTTTAAGCTTTTCTTTGTTGAAGAAGATGAGTTTGAGAGTCGGCTTCTCAACTTTGATGATTTCTTCAGCTATAATGGCGTAACTAGTTTTACTGTTGAGCAGAATAGAAAAAGTCCTGCTGATCATGCTGTCGTTAGTTTACTAAACGTAGCTGGCACTCTGGATGGCACCAAGCGTGATGCTGTTGTAGATTTGGACTATTTTTCAGATTCCAGCAAAATTAATATTCCAGGGGAAGCTAGTAAGCTTAGTGGAGATTCTGTCAATGAGGGAAGTGCTCTTGACCAACCTTTTGGCGCTTTGGTTCTTCGACCAGGACTAAATGTACAGCTAAGAGTTGGCTATAGCAATGATCCTGATCTGCTAGAAGTTTTGATTAACGGCCGTGTCGTAGACGTCACTTGGAATCAGGGTGGAGATAGAGCAGAAATTCTTGTTCAAAGCTTTGGTACCGAATTGCAGCAAGCCATAAAGGGAACCAGTGCGGCTAACGACAGTCGTGCATTTGCGACTACTCACCAGCTCCTAGGAGCCATGATGTTGGAGCCAGAACTTCAGCATTTTGGGCGATGGGAGTTTGGCCAACTGTATCAAGTTGGTGAGGGTCAGGATGCTCGATTGGATTTCGTTGATTACAGTCGCAAAGGTTTCTTAGGCGCATTCAAAGCGACGAACAGGGTCACTGACTGGATGTTAAACAATCCGATCATCACGGCGACTCTTGCTATTGGTGGTGCTGCAGTTCTTGGTAGGATTCCAGGTGTTGGTCGCCTTCTGCGTCCTGCTGCAGGTCTGGCAAGAACTGGAGCTGTTGCTACCAGAGGTGTGAAAAATTTCAGCTGGGTATCCAAGTGGCTTGGTACGCTTGGGGTCAATGGGCCTGGCACTGCGTTTTATCGCAGTGCCCTTACCAATATTGTTGGCAAGCGTATTGGTGTTGCTACTACTGTTGCAAACAAAGTTGTGCAAGCAGACATTAGGGCTGTTAGTCGACTTGTTAAGAACCAGCAGGCTTTACGCGGAATGGCTTTGCGTGATGCTGGTGGCACTGCCGGTCGAGCGCTAGTTAGAGAGAGTCAGCGAATTCAGGCAAATGCGATTCGAAGAGCTGCAGTAGGTTCTATTGACGATGCAGCTCGTGCTCTTGCTAAAGCAGATGCTGAAATAGCGAACTTAGTACTTAAAGGTCAGTGGATGAGTCACCCAATGCAACAAATTGCTGGCCAAAGCGTTGGATTGTTGCGTTCTGTTGGTATCAAACCTATCTCTAGAGTCTGGGGTGGTATTTGGTATCGCGCGCCTTTGCTGGTTGGTGGCGTTTCTATTTCAGCCCTGCCTCTTGCTGGTCTTGATTGGGCATTTAGTGAGCTTTACGATGCCTCTGTTGGTAGGATTAAAGCTTATTTTCGACAAAAGCAAGTTTCGCTATTTCTCAGTCCTCAAGATGACAATCTGTTTCCCCCACACCCAAAAGACTATATGGAAATTTATGATAAGTCTTGGACAAAAGTCTGGGAAGATATGAAGATGTGGGTGGTAAAAACTGGTGTTAGTGCATTTGTCACAGATGACGAACTTGGCTACCAAGCTGCACGTTGGTTTGGCAACAAACCTGCACTGGATAAGCGAGTTGCGCCAGCTTCCTGTAGTTTTCGATTGATTAGTACAACCATTTGGGACGTTTTTCATGAAATGAGCTTACGGCACCCAGGCTGGATTTACGCTGCAAGACCTTATGGTCATGCGTTTAGGTATACGATGTTCTTTGGAGTTCCAAGTCAGCGCTACTGGAGTCAGCCAGGAGATAATGAGTTTGTTCGCAGAGCAAATGATTTAAATGAGGTTCTTGGAAATAGCTCTGTTGACATGAATGAATATCGCAGACTGTATGGTGATGTTGTTGACGATGGTTATACAAGTCTGCTTCTTGAAGATTTTGATGCGAACCTAGATGAAGAGGCTATTGTTGCTGCTAGTGTTGATCGCAACAGCGCTAATGATATGGTAACAAATACCGTTTATGTAAATGATCCTGCCACACAGCAGTCTGTTCCCGTTGAAATCACAACGGGAACAGTTTACGAGACAGATCCTGTTGATGTTGACAAAATAAAAAGCAGCTTGTCTCAGCTGACATATACACCTAGAGCGATGAAGGAGTATCTAAGAGCATTGAACCTGCGTTTCAAACCTTTTAGACGCTACCATAGCGTAACTAGTGAGCATGATATTGTTTGGAATGGCTTAATGAGTAGCGAAAATGCTGTGCATAATGCTGTTGATGTCACTTACTTTGAAGAAAACGCAAAGTTTGGAGATTCGCCGGCGTCTAGCGCCATGTTTAAAGCACATGCTTTCATACCGGAGCATGACTTAAGGGTCCTTCCATTACAGCCAAGCTACAATGTGCGAGGATACCAAATGGCTATGCGTTATGGTGTTGGTTCCTTGCTTCACACCATGCGAGAAATGTATCGAGGTGAGATTGTAATTCTTGGTAATCCAAGAATTCGTCCTTGGGATGTTGGAATCTTGTCTGATAGTTACAATGACATGGTAGGACCTTTCGAAGTCGAACAGATTGTACATCAGTTCAGTCATGAGACTGGTTTTATCAGTGAGATAAAACCATCTGCAATGGTAATAGCTAATGAAACTAGTTCGTGGCCAGTTCTAGAAGCCATCAAGGTTGCTGCACTGGCTGTTAGAGATGTTGAGGATCAGTATGAAGGTCTTGGTGCTACAGATCCAGGTGCACGCTTTCGGTTCTTGGACTGGGTTCTTGGATTTGGTGCTGGAAACGATTCAAGTAGCTTGCAAGGAGCCTTAGATTTAGGAACCCCACATGCAGCTACAGAATATCGCAAATATCTGGAAGAAAGAGCTGCTGAATTGCGACCATTTGATCCATTTGCTAATCCGAAGACTGGAAAAAGTGATTTAGAAGAGATTCGGGAGATTGAGGATGAGCTTGGAAGTGTCAAAAGGGGCTTGACCCAGTTTACTGGCGGCGCTCTCGGTGTTGCTACAGGTGCTCTTGCTCTCAAGGGTATTCCTTGGGTATTTGGAGCTGCTGGGAAAACTGTTCCTAAGTTCTTGCGCATGCAAAGTGGCACAGCCATGGGGGTCATGGGTATATTGGGTGCCGGTGGAGCTGTTTTCGCTGGAAACAGGCTTACTCCATCACTCACTTGGCTTTTAGGCAGTCCAATTCTCTTCTTGCAGGCTCTTCGTGGTGACTCCATTATGCTTGTCCCTCTTATGAAGAATGGGAATCCAATTGTTAGTGGTGTGAATTTAACTGACCCTAGTATGATTTGGAATAACTTCAAGGGCGATCTTGGTCGCTGGGTTGAAGATACTTTAGACGGCACTAGAGATCTTACAGATATTTGGAGACTCTACGGCAAGCACGCTTGGCGCAGAAACGAACATTTGAAAAGAACTTTTGATGCAAACAGTGATGTCTGGAATCAAAACAAACAGCTTTATGCTGAATTAACAGGGGAGAGCTAATGTCAGTTATTCCAGGGAATGCCTTACAGGAGCGAATTCGACAAAACAGATTGCTATCCAAGCGCCCTCAAGCACTTGGGCGTACTGTTATTGAGGTAGTGGTACTGCAGGTTTATGATGCAGATGCACTTGATAAGGATGGAGTTCCTGCAGAAATTGCACATCTTGTCAAAAGAGAGCCTGGCACTATGGTGGCTAAGGTCCAAGCTTTAAGATCTAAAAGGAAATTCTATGTCCCCTTTATGGCTAGTGAAGCTGAGATTTTAAAGACTCATGGAAATGCTGTTCTTTTAGAAGGTGTTCGAGGTACAATCATGTATAATGGACTTCGACCGGAAGAGGGACGCCTTGTGCTGTTAGGTGAGCCTACTAAGCCGCTGCGAAATAGCAGTGGTACTGGTGTCTTTGACGTAGTGAGTTTTATATGAGTACGAGACCGCAAAAAACATGGCGCATGAGTTATTGGAGCGAAACTGGGGATGTGGAAGCTCACATCAGTTTGCTTGGGGACCCTGGTGAAGTGCGCATTGGTGTAGGTGGTAAAAGCTTTATTGGAGTTAAGGAAGATAGCTTAACCCTGTCTGGCGGCACTCCTTCTAGAATAAATATTCAAGGCTTAAGTCATAATATGAAATACGCCGGCATGATTCAAGACCTTCCTTGGCCTCTGACTATGATTCCAAGCACTGTGGCTACACCATTTCCAAATCAAATCATTGTCCCTCCGCTCCTTGAGCAGCTCCCTACCATTCAGCAGGTAGCCGCTATTGCTACCAGCATGGCAGGTTTCTAATGAGTACTAAACTACGGCGTATGAATGATTTTCGCTGGATTGATTCTGGTGATTTTATGCTTGATTCTCGTGACACAGATCTTAAAGATACTTCTGAAGAGAATTTGCAGTCTGCCTTGCAGAAGATTGAAGCCAAATTACAAAGCACGAAAGGCGATTGGAAAAATAATTCTCAGTTAGGGGCAGATTTAAAACAATTTGCTGGACGTCCAAACACTCCTGAAGTTGGAGCTGAAATGGAGACTGTTATTATTAACGAGCTCGTCCGAGGAGGGTTGTTTTCTCCTAACGAGCTTACAGTTCAAGTGTTTCCAATTAGCAAAACGCAACTTGCGGCATTTGTACAAGTCCAACCCACGGGTACTAGAGAGGCAACTCAACTGGTTATCAGTTACAGCCTTACAGACAACAAAGTGAGTTTGAGAAACTGATGGCAATATTACCTGAGAGAACCAACAGCTTAGTGCTGGCTAGAGATTTCCGAGACAAGCTTACTCGTCGTACTGGCATTACTGATTTTGATGCTGACAGCAAAACAGATACGCTTATTAGCGTATTTGTTGATCAAGTTCTTGCTGCACGGAATGATGCAAACAAAGCTTTTTATGCTAATCAGATCAGTACTGCAAAAGGCCAGCAACTTGATCAGCTTGGACAAGATATGGGGTTGCCTAGATTTGCAGAAACCTATTCTTTTTCGGAGAAAAGAGATCAGAATGTAGCTTTCTACGTTAGTAGTGGTGATTTTGGCAGTGTGAACGCTAGTGCTGATATTTCGATTCCTGCTGGTACTGAAATCTTTTCCAATGAGAATGAAAATGACCTTGGTGCTTCTATCAGATACAGAACCACTGCAGATGTTACCCTCTTTGCTAGCAGGTCTGTAGGCTTTGTACCTGTGCGAGCCGTTGCTTCTGGTAACAATAGCAATCTTGGTGGTGGCATGCTAATCAACCATAGCTTTTCTAGCTATAGTGCTGGCACTGGCCTTTTGGTGACCAATTTTTATTCTATCTTGAATGGACGCCCAAGAGAGCATGACAGAAATTATCGTTTTAGACTAAGCCGAAGATATGATACTTTGGCTAGTTCTAACAATTCTAAACTACATTTACAAAGTTTACGTGTACCAGGGGTGCTGGATACAAGAATTATAAATGGTTATTTTGGTGTTGGCACTGTAGGTGTTGTTGTTGTTGGTCCTGAGAATCAAAGTAATAACAATACGATTAGAGGTGTGCAGGCTCGTTTGAATGAGATTCAAGGTCCAGGTGCACTGCTTCGTGCAGTTGCACCAACTAGTGTATTTTTAGATATCGAGATGGAAGTCGCGACCACTAGTTCTCTTACTACTTCTCAAAAACGTCAGTTTGAGCTTAGCGTACGTCGTGGTCTTAGAAACCATTTTCGCAGTCAAGGTATTGGCGGAACTATAGATTTGAAAGCTGCCACTCGTGAACTCAGTGTTTATGCTGGTGGAACCATTAGGTTTACTAATCTTGGCAAGCCTGAGCAGGTTTTTGAAACTGTTTATATTCGAAAAGGTCCTAGCAGTGGGCTTACTACAGAGAGAGATATCTTAGAGAATTCGTATTACTCAATGGATGAAGATGAGTATGCTGATTTAGGAACTCTTAGTATTCGTTATACGTGAGGTTTAAGTGAGTGGTTTTAGAACACAGCAAATTGCCAATAGCTTTCCTCTCTGGACTAAGGCTAGACGAGACCCCAGTAGCGTAGCTCAAAGGTTTTTTGGTACTTTCTCAGAGATGCTTGAAGAGCAAACCATTACCAGTGTTAATGTTTCTCAAGACTTTAGACTCCTTAAGAAATATCTGGGTGTAGGTAGAATTTGGGCTTTTGGTTTGAGTGATGAAGATTTATATCCGAAAACCAGCACAAGTCCTGGCGTGTCTAAATATTCGTATCCAACTGTAGTTGGGACCGATAGTAATGTTGATTATACTTGTAGTCGAGTTGCAGAAGTTGTTGAATTTCTGCATGCGCCACCAGATCGTCTTCTTGAGGTGACAGATTTCTCTTACTCAACTTTTCAAGTTTGGAACAGCAATTCTCCGCACGTCACAACTGATCCACCAAAGCCAGAAAGGCTTTGCATTGTAGTAGAAAACAGTACTTTTTATAGCCGATCTAATGCTACTCAAGACAGAGAGTACACTGGCAGGCATGTTGTACAGGTTGCTGGCACTGACGAAAACGACAGGAAGTGCAGAGAGTACATTCGGATACTTGATGATGGCGTGTTTTATACACGTAATATTTTTAAAACTGTTACCGAGATTGTTCTTGAAGGTTTCGATGGTGACACTATAGTTAGTTGGTTTGCTCAGCAAAACGCTTTTGAAACAGATCCTTACAGATCTGCTGTTTTTGATGATTTTGAGGGTCAGCTCAGACTGTCACTATCTACTCAGGTAGTTGATAGCATTACGTATTCTTACGTCGAATATAGTTCAGAGCGGTTGAAGCTTGGCGAAGAATACCGTCGGCCGTCGATTGTAGCTCCGGACAACACTGAGATCCTGGCTGAAGTAGTCCTTTTGGACTCTTCTGGAGACCCGTACACAGCAATTGATTTGGCGATCAATCATGAGACATCCAAGCTGTATGTCTTGGATGCCCAGGGGAGGTTGCACGTTTATGATCATGAGCTCTCGACGTTTGACTATGTAGAGAGCGCTGATGTTGAAACGCCGAGAACCCATTTGGAGCTGGTACCTCTTCGTCATCGAGTAAAGTTCGGAGATGCTGAATTCGTTTATACTGATTTTGTTCGCAATAGGAATGGTATTGTCAAGATCCAGATCAAGCGTCTAGCACCTGACGCAACGATTGAATACTTGCAGACAGATAAGACCACTTGGGGCACAACTGCAGCCTGGATCGTTGCACCCAACCCAGACGCTCAGCGTGCTGAGAATACCTGGAATGATTTTAGATTTAGTACTGAGTACGATCAGGTGGGTCAATGGGAGTACAGTTGCACAACCGTCACTTCCAGAGACACTACTACAAGTACGACTGCCGTACTGGCTAGTCGTTTGGTTGCTCAAAGAACAATTGATACGACTGTGTTGAACCCAATAGGTATGTCTTTCAGTAAAGAAGGATATGTTGCAGTAGCTGACGCAACCAAGGTATATTTATTTGAAGAAGTGGCAGATGTCTGGCTTGCAGATGTACGGCTTGGTCAAGTGCTGTTGCGTTCTCAGTATAGCCAAGTGGAGGTTAGTTACTGATGGGTACATATACACCTGAAGAGACTTTGATGCCTGTGGGTCTTGATGAGCTGGGCCTCAGGCATGGTTTGGAGAGGTTCCCCGAGGAACTTTTGTCTGATTATAGACGACGCTTGTTGCTTGAGGCGCGAGACCCCTCTGATCCTTCTGGGCAGAGCTTAATTAGACATACGAACAGAAAGGCAGGAGAGTTTGAACTTCCTGTTTTTGATATCGAACTTGTGCTTGATTCAGAAGACTTACCCGTGGCTCTAGATCCGCATGTGGAGGTTACTAGCACCTGGCTGCGAGCCTATCATGATCATGAGAGCGAAGCGCTTGATTTCGAGGTCTCTCTTTTAGAAAACAAGTGGCTTGAGGATATAGTGGCTGCCTTTACTGGCAGCCTGTATTTTAGTTTAACTTTGCTTGATGACTATGATGAATATTTGAAATCGAATCATCTTAGAATTGGAAACACAACTAAAATGCATAGCGCGAGGCAGCTTTTTGGTAGCTTTCAAAACGCTATGCCTGATAAACACATTAAGGAGATGTGGTTTAGTAACCTTTCTGTATTCCAAGATTTGAAGGATACTAAAGGTCAGGTTACTGAATCTGGTGACTATTGGATTGACTATGACGAAGGCGTTGTCATTAGCTACGATGTTCAAGCTGGCACTGCATATTATCGTTATGGTGAGTTTCCGCATAGAGTTTATTGGCAACCAATACGTGTGCAGTTTGCTAATGATGTTGATTTGGATTACGAAACCAAAAACTTTTTAGTTTCTGATGAAACTGGCGAGCTCGAGCCTTTGCTGCTAAATAGCAATGGGGGGTTGCTGTGGAATCAAGTTCTTGCTGCACACCCGCTTGGCTGGGGTGAGTAATGGATTATCAAGAGATTGTGCTTGAGGTTGACAACTATGTGTCTACTTCTGACAAAGCAGTCCCTCTGACTGGCATTCAGTCAGAAAATATTGAAGGCTGGGTATGGAACAGAAGAACAAGTTCATCTAGCACTCGCAACAACACCAGATACTTGACGCACGTAGGAGGTCACGCAGTTGGTCTTCTTGATGGTACTAAATTGACGCATTGGCAAAGCGGCGTGCTTGATGGCATTCAGTATGACAGCATTGTTCATATGCCTCTAGGCGACGATCTTAGCTGGACGCCTCGATATTCGGTTGGTGGTTTTAGTGTCTATTGGGATTATCGAAATCTCTATTCAGACTACTCCTATTCAGAATCAGCAGATTGGGACGTGAATGGTAGAACTGCATTGCGCTTGCGCACTGACGCTGTACACAACAGCGTCAGTGCAGCACTTTACAAACGCTTAGATACTTATGAAATCTCTAGTATTAGAGAAGCCAGACTTGTGTCTGCTTTTACCGGTGCTCTTACCAATGGTGCCCGACTTGAATTAAATGACGGCTTGCCTGCTGATTGGAGTCAGGTCGAAATACGTAAACGAGAGATGCTTGTTGAAGATGGAGTCTTGTATTTTAACCAAGACATGAGCATTCAGGTGGGGGCAGAATATAGTACCGTGGATGATATTTTGGAAAGCTGGGAGCATCAATATGATGGTCTTCGTGAGGGTCGTCCGCTTTTTCTTCAGTATTTCCCTTTATCTCAAGGCTCTGTTGAATTGGTTTCTATCGATTCGTCTGGAAACATAACCACATGGGAAGAGCAGCCTTCTTTGAACTTTAGCTCTCCTGTTGATAAGCATTTTAGCGTCAACTATGATTTAGGTACTATAAACACCGGAGGATACCAAGCTCCTTCGCTTGTGCTTGCGGAAACGGTAGAAGCTTATGATGTTGAAATTCGAATTACCATTAGTGAAAATTTAGACAGTTACCCCGAGCAGGGTGTTGTTGTTATTGGTAGTGAAGAAATTTATTACCTTGGCAAAACACGCGATGCTTTTACTAATTGTGTGCGTGGGTTCAATAACACAATTGCTCAAGACCACACCAAGGGTACTATTGTTAGTGACAGACAGCATGGTCTGCACACTACTGATGCCTGGTATGTAAAATACAAAGCAGTCCCCCGTGTTGACTACGAGGTCACCGACTATAATTTGCGCACAGCTAATCATAGTACTTGGCTTGATGTTCGTGCTCTACGCAATACTAAAGCCAATAATATCGTACAGATAGTTAGTCAAGATTCGAATTTAGCTGAAGTTATTCTTACCAGTGATAGTCCGCTTATTGGCGCAAATCTATTTGGACCTGTTTATTATGGAACAGATGTTAGCAAACTGACTGCCACTGGTTTCGATGCTGCTGGAAACCCTGTAGAAGATGTTGATTTGACTATTTACATCAAGAGTGGGACTGGACAGCTGAATGGAAGCTTAAGCAGCTATACTGCCGAAAGTAATACTGCTGGACAAGTTAGTTGTTTTTACAATGCTCCATATAGCAATGATGACGCCATTATGGAAGTTACGAAAACAGAACATGTCGGTGCAGACACGCATATGACTGTGAACTTTACTACTACTGTTGTGCCAAGCGAAGTGTGGGTGTTTCAAATTCTGAAGCATGATCCTGTGCTGGGAACTGTTGGCAATAGGGTTGATGTGGTTGCGCTTGGAAGCGCAACAGAACCTCATGGCTTGGGTTATGCTGATGTGTACATGAAGCATACTGATGACTACAATAAAGGGACTTTGCTTTTGCAGGATTCTTCTGGAGTTCGTAGAAGCCTTCCTGTCAGGTGGGCAGAACTACAGTACGATGGCAATAGTGAACCTTACGTGCGTTTCTTTCTTGAGGTTAACCCTAGTGCTAGTTGGATTTCTGGCACTCAACCTGCTTGGTTGTTTCAGCAAGAAGCCGTAGAGTGGGATAGTGCTCTTAAGAGAGGTGCTCGTGTAATTCTTTATGAATATACACTTGATGCTCAGCATCCTATTACTGGTAATGCTGGAGCTTATATGCCTGTGCGGCCCACTGCTGTGCAAGGCAACACCCTTGTTTTTGAAAACAGGCTGTTGGGAGTTCCAGATCCAGCGGATGATGAAACAAATCTAGGTGCTTATGTTATCATTGCACCAAGCGAGGTACGTTGTGGTGCTTACGGTCGTGATCCATATACGGGTAGACTCATCACGTCAAATGATGTGCGTTTGCGTTTGCAATTACCAAACACTCTGACTGGCGTAGACAGCAGTGGTGCTTTGCCAATTCCGTATGGATGGACTTTTATTACTGAAGATTTCAATATAGGTGCTGGGCTTGATGGTGCAAATTTCATTACAATTAATCCCGCAGCATCTGGAATTAACCAGTTTAGCTTACAAGGAGCCGTTTGATGGCTGACAAATTACAGCAAGGGGTCAACGTATTTACGACCTTCGTTGAAGGTGAAACTCCTTCAGCAGCAAAACTAAATAGTATTGTTGCTCAATTAAAGAATGCAAGCCAACAGCTTGAAAGAGCTGTTGGCGATATTCATGGTCAATCCTATCCTTACAGCAGTGCAACAAGTGCACGGCTGTCTATGGCGTACGGTCGTTCTGGTGGCAGTGTTCTCAGCAATGCTGAAACGCGCTCTCTAGATATTGTGAATTTAGCAAGGCTTGTTGGACCTGCTAGTGCGCTTAACCCAATGATTGTTGGTAATGATTTGGAAATTACCGAACCGGTACCTTCAAATGTTACTGAATTTTCTCTTAGATACCCTCCGAGGAGTACTGCAAGTGTGAGCTTTACTAAAAGCGGTACTGGAGAAGCCTTTGAGAACCTCAAGGCTGTTGGCGCTATGATTACTGTGGGTGACTATTACGTAGATGGTCTTGGGCGTGTTTACACTACTCAAGCTACTGATACTATTGATCCTGGCACTGTCACATATGCCATTAGTCGCGACAGCTGGTTTGGTGGGCCAAATTACGAAGGGGGGCGTTTTAATGTCATTCCTGGTCCCAATCAGCTATCTGCTGGTGGGACTGGCTGTACCATAAGTTCTCCGCCAGATGCTCAAGGTCGAAGAACTATCAGTCTTCCTACAGTTACTCATGCGCAGTTTGATGTTGATATGAGTTCTACATCTTTGAGTGACGCAGACCCTAATTATGGTGAACAGCTTACACTTCCTCAAGTAATCACTACAACTTATACTTCTGGAGAGCTCATCCCGGAAGGGTTTGTTCTTCTGAAGAATTGGACTACTGGTGAGGTTTATGACAGTGCAGAATACATTTATGATAGTCCGACAAGTTTAACTATCGGTAGTGTTGATATCACTACCGAAGTTGATCGCGGTGATATCTTTTGTATTATTACTGTAGGTACTGACATCACAACCGCTATTGACGATCTTCGCAGAAAGAGTCGTCATGCACATGATAGGAACTTTGGAGAACCAATGGTTCCTGCAACTAGTATTACTGACTGGACTGTTGGCCCTTGGGGAAGTCAGGGCGGTTTTACCAAATCTAACATCGAAGGCAACTATGCTCCTCAGTATCTGCACAGGTATGGTTATCATGCTAGTGAAAACGACTGGAATGATGAGAACGTCTTACGAGGTCATTTGGTAATTGGCAAGTCTGGCGCTAGTCCAGGTGGATATTATGACAGTAGTGGGCTTAGCTATAGTCTTTATTTTGGTGATTTGCTTGGTCCAAGACTCTACAACCAAAGTACTGCCGGATACCTCAAGGCTCCCGGTTCGCTAAACCTCGAGTCTACTGGAGGTTCTGTTAACATTGTCGCTGCTGATGACATTGTCTTGGACGCAGATGGTGGAGATGTAACCATTCGTGGCGGCTTACTTGTTGAGTATAGTACTGGTGATCCACATGCTGCTGGCACTGGGGTTATTAATAAGCCGGCTGTGTCGATTGAGGCTCTTGCTGGACATGTTGATGCTATTAATAGTGCTATTGCTCAAGACAGTGTCATAGCTGGCCCTCTTGCGAGTGCCTATAGCACTGATCAGCTTCCAATTTGGTCTATTGAAGAGAATGGTTCTCATCAAAATGGCGATACTGATGGTAGTCATTCTTATGCTTATGCTACAACTACTTCAACCGGATCTGTTGATAACGATGCTTGGGTTTGTCCAAATGTTCAGTTCCTGTACTTTTCACAACAAGACGTGACCTTTGAGGCTACTGCTGATGCAGCAATGTCTCAAATTGACGATGTGCAACATTGGCAACAAAACATTGATATTCCTTCTTATTTAGTCAATCAGTACGTTGACGAGAAAGGAGTGAATGCAATTCTAGGCTATACGATTCAGGTTAAAAGCAGTCATGCTAGTTTTCTTAACAAGTGGTATACTTGCGGCGCCGGGCGCTTTGGTACTGAAGATGGCGGAGGTGAGAAAATTATAGCTTACCTGCAAAGAGATGACGGAACTACTAGTGGCAATCAGATTCATATTTGTATTTCTGCAGAAGGCAATGCATCACAAGCGTTCCATTGGGAAAGGTTCTTTACTAGTGGTGACCCTGTCGACAGCATAGCTGTTGATGTCAAGATCTTGCTTATTGTGGCTTCGGCTGGCACTGCTGGATATGATATTAATCCTTAAGGAGTTTTAAATGGCTGAGATTACACTTGAGTTGATTGCAAGTGGCGGTTCTTACGATCAGGCTCAGACCATTGTTCTTGAATTGGTTAGCCATGTCCACCAGCGTGTCGAACGTTTCCGGTACTTGGATGACATCAAGCCAGTGGCAGTTGCTCTTGACTATCTTGAGAATCCTGAATTAGATAGTTGGCGGCACTTGCAGGTCGCCAACCGCACCTATGGCATTGTCGCAAACAGTGACAAGAACGCTGAGGTTCGAAAAGAGTGGGCTGCCACGACAGCTACGGCTGTGGCCAGCGAATACTCTGAGATTCTTATTACTAATAAGCTTGGTGTTGATGTTCGAGGAAAAAAGCGACCATTGTTTTGGCGGCATATATTACCTGCAGGTGTTGTTAGCTGTCAGGTAGAAGTCGTTAGTCGTGGCAACTTGCAAAAAGTTGATAGTGGGTATTTGTTAGATTTAGAAAGTGGTAACTTGTATACCAATTTTAGGAATTTCTTTGACCCTGATACTGGAGCGTACACATTGTTTTTCATCACCTGTACTGACAGTGATGGCAACAGTAGTCATAATTTACTTGGACCCGTTGTGGTAACCAAAGAGGCCGACTGGCAAGATATTGATCTTGACACTGGTCGCCTTACTCTTGACTATCCTGTGTATAGCAAAGAGAGAAACACCAGCGGCTACACTTTCTATTTGAATAGCGGTAGTACTTGGTATAGCCGCCCAACTGAACATTCGTTGATTCAGCCTCGTCTGCCTAGCGGCCGAGACCCTGAAGATCCATGGTATTTAAGATTTAGTGCAGGTGACATTACTACTGTCACCAATGGCGCGGTACGAAGATACTATGTGCCTGAGTATGACCAACAGAACTATGCTCCTTATAAGCCATATATATACAGTCCTTACGAAAGGATGCTTTGGGTAAATGAACGTGTGCTTTCGAGTACGCGTCGAGGTCTTGCAATTGACCCTGACACTGGACTGCATCTTGTGTTGTTTATTAGTGACTTTGAAAACAATTTGCTGCGCGTGCTTACTACTGACAGTGCTCTTGGTGGCACACGCTATAGTGACACTGATGTATTTTATGAATCAGACCAGATTCGAAGCTGGGATAATGAGGGTGGATTTGTAGCCCTATCTACAAAAATGCACCCAAGCTATCAGCTTGCTGCTCAATACTATTACAAAGCAGACGATTACGAATACGTTGGGTACAATCTCAATCCTCTCTTTAACAAGAGTGTGTTAGGCAAGATGGTCGTTTTCTATATGGTTCCCGATGTCGATCCAGACGATCAGGCAATTCATCATCTTGTAGTAGATCAGAACGGTGTGATTTTAGAATGCAGTCAAGCCCTAGGGTTTGGTCATGAAAATTTACAACTTTTAGATGCTGATGGTAATTATAATGCAAATAGTATAATTGGTTCTAAATATATTTCTGATGTTGAAACTGAGACATTTGTGGATAATTATGTTGCTGGCTACAGCAATAGCAAAGCATATGGAATCTTGGCTGAAGTAGTTCTTTTGAATCTAGACGATAAGGAAGACATGACCCTCTATGACGTAAGAGCTAAAGGTGGTTCTTTGCGCCCAGACACACTTAAAGAAGCTTTACTGGCGAACCCGCGCATTTTACAAAGCGCAGTCATGTACGGAGAGGAAGGGCAAGAGGTTCCAAAAAACAAAGTCGTTGTGCTGAAGGCTCCCCTGAGCCTTCGAAATGACTACGGAGGAGTATTGCCAAAATCAAAAGCAGAAAAACTACTTGTCCAACACTTAGACAGTAGTTGTCTTCCTGTCATTGAGTGGCAGTGTCCTAAAGTGGACCTGAGTGGGTGGAGTACGGTAACGCAACGCGTAGACCTTGAGTGGACCTGGGAAGGAAGGAACCTCACCTACAGGCTTTATAAACGCACCAATCCTGTAGGTGAGTGGGTGGAGGTCTACAGCGTAGCTGGCTCTTCAACGCCAGCTACCATGAGCTACGCTGATCAAGACATTGTTGCTGGTGAAGTGGTATACTACACCGTACGAGTTGAAGAACAAGTTCGAGGTCAAACTATCCTGTACCCTCGAACTCACAGTATTGCAGTAAAGGTGGCATCATGAGTGCTCAAGATTTGATTTTCGTTCGCACCTCTGATGGTGAAACTATTTATGATCCAGAGGTTCTAAATGGAACTGTGGTCCAGATCACTGTCACTAATCTAGGCGATAGTGATCTCACTGGTCTTGGGATGTATATTGTTCCGGCAACTAGTGTCGGAGATGTAGATAATCCTGCAGATTATCCACCTCATACTGATTATCAAGATCTTATGACTTGGGGTAGTAAAACTGATCTGGGTCTTGTTGCTCAGGGTGGGCTAAAATTAACTCTTCCCCAAAACGATAGTACCTTTATTGGATATGTTACTAGAAGCGCTGGTGGTACTTACAGAACCAAGATTCCATTTATTGATCTTAATGCTGGTGATAGTGCTACGTTTACTGTGGAGTTCGAGACTCCACCCGGTGCGCTTGCTCGTAGGTTTTTTATTGATCTTAAATTGGAGTAAGTATGCCCATCCAAGTAAAAGAAGCATTTGATTCTGGTAAGTATGTACGTGCTGCGGCTGAACGCCGCGCTCTTGATGAGCAACATGTTCAATTTAGCCAAGCTGAAGCTCAGCGTCGCACTAAAGCGGTGCTGGCTTTGCGTGGACTTGAGCCTGCTTTCCCGCCTGTTAACCCTGGCTCTCCTCTTGATGCTAGAATTTGGGCGGATTACATTCGTGATACAAAAATGCAGATTAGTGCTGCGGCTAGTACTGGTGAAGGACTTGAAGCAGAGATCAAGCTCAGCAGTAGAAAGAATTTTGCTATTCTAGATGATTTGCAACGCGAGGCACTGGCGCTTGACGCCTACACAACAGAAGAGGAAGTTAAGATTAATGGTAGGTACAGTCAGGTTCATTACAATTCATTTGTGCGTGTTCAAGACGCTGGTTTGGCATATGACAATCAAGACTGGCTTGTTGATTACAAAACCGGCTTGCCATTTCAGGCAGATAACATTGCAGATGTAATTTCTGGCACTGGTGTAACTCTGCCATTAAGAACTGAGGTTCAGGTTCCAATTATTAATGTTGTTCTCGTTGGAGAAGAAACTGATGTGGGTGACACCACAAAACCTGTTGTTAGTAACTCTCCAAACAATCTTCTTCGAGAAGACAGGGTTTTTCGTCATGTGGTTGTGAGGACTGATTATGATAAGACTAGTCGTAAATACAATCACACTTCTAGCTACTGCACTTTGTTGTTAGAATTTGCAAGCATGCAGCTTGTTAATATGCTGAATGTACGTCCGCTGGGACACAGCACTGTGTACATTCAGGCTATTACTTACCTTAACGAAGCCGGCGAAGAAGTTGAGCTCACTGAAGTTGAGCTTGCTAATGAAGTTGAGCTTACTGTGCTGTTTGAGCCTATTCGAACTAAATATATGAAGGTGAAGTTTACGCAGTATGCCCCTGTGACACGAACCCACTACGATACTGGCGACCTTCGTGTTCGTGAGTTAAATAAGATTTTACGTGGTGCCGGATGGAGTCAGTTACTAACTGAAAACAATTCTGAAATTCAAGGCAGAGTATATGACTTTTCTTTGGAGAGTGTGCGTTGCGCTTTGCGCCAGTATGAGAATCTTGGAGTTTTTCGCAGTCAGCCTGTCAAAACTACAGGACCTGTTGGCTGTAGTTTTAGTGATCAGGTTGAAACTATTCAGATTTCTAATGAGCGCAAAACCTATGGTACTACTTTCTTCTTAAATGAGGGAGAGGTTTTGTTGGAACGATACCTTGGTATTAATTTAACAACCCCTGAAGGTGGCCGGGCGCTTTATGATTTGATTCCCATTCCTGACGCCAGACGAACACAAAGAGAGTTTTTACCTCTCTTTGACAATGAAGCCAAAGTTAAACTGTTTCCGGATTTGCGATGGAATGTCAAGAACAAAACCAACTGGACAGCAGGAAACTGGATTGGTTATTGGCATTTTATGTATTTTGAAGACGGTCATGGGTTTGACGACAGAGGTGTGGCCGTCAAGAATACTGATAGGATTGTTAGCATTGCTGGTCCAGGCAAGGACGGGATGCTTAATAGCTTTTCTTCAGAAGAGTGGTATGTCGCTGACAGTCAGAATTTGATTCTTAAGCCTTTGGATGTAGATGGCTATTCGCTTCTACACTCTAATGATTTTAAGGTTGCCCCATATGTGTACTTAGAGGCAGAACAGGATGCGCCTCTCAGTGTCTACAAAGAATCTGACTTACTTACCCTTGGTATTGATTATGAAGTTTCTCTTAATCGTGGTGCGACTTGGCTAACAGAGTGGCCGCGTGATCGACAATGGAATACATTGTATACTAAGGCCAAAGCTGGTCTCTTTAAGATTCGCTTTACGAATCTTGATAGTACAAAAATCTACTATGTAGACTACAGGGTGTTAAGGAATCAGCAACTCAGCAGAAGGCCTGGGGTGAATTTGAAGCGTGGCAGAGTAGTGTTTGGCAGAAGGCTTAAGGCTGCTTCTGGTACGATTCAGACAGTGATTGTTAGCCGTGCAGACAGTGTAAATCCGTATCTGACACCCGTTCTGCTGTCTTACTTCCTAAAGGTTCGTGAACATGTCAATTAATTCAACTGTCAGTCAAAGCTATCTTGCCGAAGTGGAGGCTTTGAAAGATTTTCTTGGCGAGTTTATCGTTCTGAGAAGAGCAGCACAAACTCACGAAGACAAACTTCTTATTGAGGCTAGGGCAGTTGTATTGCTTGAGCGTCTTCTTGATCTTGATTACAAACTTCAAGAACTGCGTCCTGGAGATTATCCAGAATATGATAACTATGACGAGTTTTACAGTCAGTACGTTTACCAGATGAAGGTGTCGCTTTCTAAACTTCGAAAACTTACTCAGCTTTTTGTTGATCATTACAATAGCGAACAATACGTTTTGACGGATTTGCTAGGGAAAATGAAACGCATTAGACAGAAGCGAGCAACTCTCGCTCTCTGGAATGGAGAGGAAGCTAGGTTTGTTTTGAGCGAGCACTTCTTGAATTTAGATAATTTAGACACTAAATTCACCAGCACTGATAGTTGCTATGCTGACACTGCTCAGGGGGTGCTAACTCTGCCTGTCTCGAGCAGGCAGAGTCTGTCTGTAAAAAGCATTGCTATCGGCAGTGGGTCCAATGGTCAGTCAGGCAATTCTGACGAGGCTGTGACTACGAACAACATTTCTCCTGAGTATGCAATAAATGGCGATGTTAACAATTGGTTTGAATACGAAAGATTAGATAGTGGTCCGCTTGAATTGAGTCTTGTTCTTGAGTTGAGCAAGGTTGATGTTGTGAACAACATCACATTGACTCCTCTGAATATTGGACAGTCCTACAGCTTTGCTGTTGAGGACATTATCTTTACAAGTGCGGGTAGTACTGTTGGCATTAGAGATCTTGCTGGTAGTTTGGACCCTGATCGTTTGGCAGTTAAGTCTGCAGGAAACGATAGCGAATGGAGTTTGAGTTTTCTTCCTGTTCAGACAAAAACTATTACTATTAAACTTAAGCAAAGTTACAACTACTTGATTAAAGTTGCTAGCAACAATGGTAGTGCTACTAGTCGTCGCAGGTATGCTGTGGGGTTAGAGAACATTGCAGTTAATAAGTTTAAATATAGCAGTCAGGGTGGCATCAATTCTGTTGAGCGCGATATTCGCAATGGCCTGTATGCAGCGATTCCTGTTGTCAGTGTTTGGCCGCCGGCTCCTGAACTTTTTGATGCGCTTGTAGAAATGAGTTTTGATGGTGGTGAGAGTTGGGTACAATTAGAAAATGTTGATGACGGGATTGGTCAAAGTGTCCTTATGGAGGGAACTGAGACTACTGCGTTGTGGCGTCTTGCGCTTTCTAGGGATGACGACGCATTAGCAAATGCTGCTAGCTTTCTTCCCGTTGCTAGTGGCTTGAGAGAAGTGAATCATTTCATGAGACCTGCTAGTCGCTTTAAGAGTCCTGCTACATTTGCTTTACCTGAAACGCCTGCTCGTGGCGATGTCTTTGTTATGCAGCCACGCATTGCGAGGCGTGGTGGTAAATTACGTAGAGTTCTTCTTGGTACTGGTACAGGTACAACTAGTCGAATTGAGTTGCCTTTCCCTGTGGTTGAAAGTGGTTTGAGACCAAACCAAATGTTTGTGTATGTCAATCGAGTTGAATACACTTACCAAGAGGACGACAGTGTTGTTGGCGCTAATGAGTGGAGCTTTTCTGATGATTTTACTGAATTGATTTTCAGCAGCGATCTTGCTGATGGCGCTCGGGTTGCAGCTGTTTTCGAAGAAGAGCGTATGTTGTTTGAGGAGAGGGCTGATGGTTTTTACCATCGGATGGAATTGCTGTTTGATCCTGACAAGGACAATATTGATATTACCTACCACCCTCGGTCTAGTGGGCGTATAACTAAACTACTACCCAGGGACAAAAAGGTTATTGACCTTGGCGTAACAAATATTGAGGACGATTCCTTTAGTTTGACAAGTTCTAATGGAGTGACTTACGTTGAAGTGACTAGCAGAACGGACTTGCTTATTACTTCTAATGGCTACATGTTAGATAGCGTGAATGGCATTTTGTGGTTAAATAGCGAATTTGATTCCGATACTGTGCGTGCAACCTTTCCACATCAGGCGGGCCAGGAATTATCTCAGGATAATTTTGATATTGTTTATTCTGAAGAAAGCGTACGTCCATGGGGGCTTCGTATATCTTCATCGGCTTTTCAAGCCAAAGAAGCTACCGACACTGTGGGTGGCAGTTTATCTAAGCGGATAAATCCGCTGACTGGCGTATTCGAAACTCGCAACGCGAGTATTGGTACCGCTTCTGATGCATTAACTTTGTCTTATGATTACGTTGTCAAGGGCAGTTTGCTTGTGTCTGACAGTATGTTTGATGCTGATGGAGATCCTGAGGAAGTTGTTTTCCAAGATGGGAAAACTGAGTTTCTTGGTCTAGTCACTATGGATAAGGAAGTTACGGCTTTAACCGAGGACACTGCTGGCATTGTTACTTTCAAGCTTGCGGCAGGTGCTCTCTGGTATGAAGGGTTTGAAGTACTGTTTAGTGATACTGCATTCTTTTCCAATAAGAAGTCTTTGGCCAGTGCTGTTGTTAGTACCGGCGACTATCATGTCGATTCAGATGGTAGTGTAACTGTCTGGGTAGGTGTTGGTGGCGTTCTTGATGGAGGTATTAGTATCTATTACTATTATCAAGATCCCGAATTTGAACCTCAAAACAAATATTCTGTAGACTATCGCAATGGAGTTTTTTATGGTGGTAGTGATCTTCAGTCAAACGCGACAGTGCAATACAAAGCAAGCTCTCATAAAGTGGCGTATAATATAGGTCGTGAAATCAAAAGATATTCATATGATCGCTCGACTAATTCTGTGGAAGTCCGAACAGAGGGCTTAAAGCAGATCAATAGATTAGTAAAAGTCATTTGGGCAAAACAAGATGGTGAAACCAGTTTGCAAAGCCTTCGAGATTATTTTACTCCCCTGTTCAACCTTTTTGCTTTTAGGTTTACTTGATGCCAATTTCAGAATCTTACAGCAAGACGCTTAGGCGTCGTGCAGTACAGCGCTTTATAAGCGAAAACCAACGCAGCCCCACTGACGCTGAGCTTAACCAGCTTTTCTTTAAGGAAAAGCAAGCTTACCCAACTGTAGACATTGTTGGCGTAAGTGGGTTTGATTTAGAAAGACCCAGGTTTAAAGGCATAAGCAGTGCTGGTGTTGAGAACACCAATAGAATTGCTATGTGGGATGACGCCACAACTCTTAGTGAGCGTCTTGATAATCTCATTCAGCAGCTTGAAGATTCGCATAAGGGTTTTTACGGCACTGCTCGTCGGGTTGGTCGATTGCTTGATCAAACAGAGTCGAGACTTGATAACCTTTTGCTTTTGAATGGTGCTGCTGATGCTTTCACAGTTGGCGTTGAGGAGACTTTCGATACTCAAGTTTATGTCAATCATAGTCTAAGCAATGCTACGGTTGAGGCTGGGTACACTACATTAGGTCGAACAGGCTACACTCCTGTAGATTTGGACAAATTGAAACTGAATGCTACTAGTGCTGGTACTGCCAATATAGTTGGCGTGCGAGCGAGCAGCCCAATCAGCTCTCTCAAGAAAGACGATGGTACTCTTTGGGAGTACATCGTTTATACTAAGGAACAGCAGGCACGCGTAACGTTGGTAATAACGCTCGAACTGCCTGAACCCACCTATGTGGGTGATTTAAGAATTAATGGCTTGCCAGTGTCTGTCAATAAGAAAATGACTAGTAGCTGTTTTTATAGTCTTGATGGTAGTAGCTGGTCAGCTCTTGAGCCTGTTGAACAACAGGCTACTTCTGAGATGTCGTACCAAATTGGACTTGATGGTGTTAGGAAAATTCAGTTGACTTTTTCTAAGGATGCTGCCGATAGTACAAGTCCTAACAAGAACAGCTACATGTATATCTTTTCATTAGATTCTATCAAGATGTATGCTGATGGTTTTAAACCTAGTCGTCGCAGCACTCTTGTTTGCGGTCCTTATGATGTCATTGATGATACAGGCAATCCGGTATTTTTCACTAAGGCAACTATGAGTGCGTGTGTAGCGGAACCTGATAACACTTCTGTAAGTTTTTACCTTTCTCAAGATGGTGAAGATTGGGTAGGCGTTTCGCATGATGCCGATTCTGGTAATTTTATTTCTTTTGGTGACGGAACATCTGACCAAAGCTTAAGCTTTATAGACGATTCTATTGCTAGCGGAGCTATTCTTGAAGCAGTAGATGGTATGGAGGATGTAGATTTTCAAACGGAAGCAGTGCTCAATACCTATGTATTAGCTGACTGGACCAACTATGTCCCTGTTAACAGCTTTGTAATTAAGCGCAACGTACCTGTCGATCGGTACGCAGAGGTTCTTGGTGTTGCGGCTGGCTGGGTCTTTGAAGAGAGCACTCAGCAGTACAGCACAACTTTATATGTTGACGATCCTGATGGCAGGTACTTGGATCTTGGTGACACCAGTGCGCATATTAATGGCTCCCTCGTGAGTGGGCTTGTGTTTTTGCCGTCTGGCTATACGGTTTTTGCTACTTCAGATAGCAACTGGGCAGAGGTGAGCGCAGGTCTCACCTCTGTTGATGCCTTAGAGCGAGCTGACCCACTTTATCCATACAATCACAGATATCTTGTTGAAGGCTATGTGTATCCTGATAGCTTCTCTGGTGAGGAAATATACCAAGGGGCAGATCAGTATTTTGGCAAATTGATGGTTTACAGATCTCCTGAGGAATTTGCTTATTCGGAGCCA